CGGCGGGCGTGCCGACGGCCAATCACGTCGCGGACCCACGCGCGTGGACCGTGTCTGAGCGCCTGCTCGCGCTCGTGCATTACAACGTGCATTCGCGCGAGGACCGGCCCAATTACGCGGTCACGGACCAATCGACCATTTCCGACTATCTCGAACTGGGCCGCGAGCCGACCGCGCGCACGACGTTCGTTGAGGCGAGTGACGAATGGACGCTCTACCCGCTCACCGGCGCGATGGCCGAAGCGATCGAAGCGCTGCAGGGCTCGATCACGTATGTAAAGAACGGCAATTCGCTGACGCTCTCCGGCCTCATGCACTGGCTTGTCGGCGCTATGTCCGCACAACTGTTGCGCGCAATCGATATCGAGAAGATGCCGGATGCCGCCGCCGATCAGGACGGCTATATCAAATGGCTCGCCAAGCGCATGCCGATCATGGCCGGTATGCCCGGCTCGACGTTCGACCTGCTCTATGCGCAATACCGCGTCGCGATGGACAAAGACCGGCAGTTTTTCCGGCTCTGGTTCGATAGCGAGGGCGTCATTGTGATGCCGCTTGAACAACCGAACGGAGCGCAGGCGGTGACGCCTGCGGCGCGATTTCTCGTTCGTTCCTGCATCGGTCAGCTTGCGCTTGCGGTCGCTGGAAAATCTTAACGAGCACATCGCAAATCTGTTCTTAAACTTTGGGCGGTCCTATGAGGAAGCCTGCGCAATGCGCCGCTCAGATCACAAGGTAATTTTTGAGTCGGACGCGTTTAAAGACTGGAAAAAGGCCCGCGAATCGCAAGGGACCATGTTCCTTGCGATATGTGAGCGGCTAGACAACATCGTGCGCGCAATTGGCAACCTCGGAAAGGCGTTAGCGGCGAGACGTTCTCGCCTTTTCTAACCAACCCGATAAGGCGACGCACGATGAAATCGCGCCCGCAAGTGTGTGTAGCAAGTGCCCTGTTCCGGCTGTACGTCTGTGGCATCGCGATTCTGACGTGGTACATCGGCATGTTTGAGCCTCGCTCGCTGTACGCCCAAATCGCTGGCAGCGATGAGGGCTATACCCTGCTCTGGCTCATGCTCATTTGCGGCGTCGCGGGCACTATCGACGTCATCATCAACGAAACACCTCTCTTGCCGGTGCAGTTCGAGTGGCTTCGAACGCACCGGCATTTCGGCTTTTCCTCCCTCGCGTTCTGTTACGTCGCCGTGCTGTTTATCGCAGTGCTCAAGCTCGCATCGTTGGGCCTCGCGGTCGCGTGTCTCTGGCATGCCCTGCTCGTCGTGACCTTTTCTCTGATTGACGCACACCAACGCTCGAAGGACGCGACATGCCTCAAAGCCTGCAACTGAAACAACTCTTTTACGCGCTTCTGCTGCTCTTTTGGTCGGCCGCCGCGCTCGCTGCTCAGGTGACGTTCGCGCACGACCTGCGCGACATTCCGGCCGCTGCAATCGGTATCTCTGTGCTGCTCGCGATCATCGGCGGCTCGGCGTACACCGCGCAGAAGATCGCGGACCCTGCGACTGTCGTAAAGAGCGTCGCGCTCGAAATTGTGAAAGACCTGTTGACCTCGATTGTCGTCGGGCTGTGCATTTTCTTTCTTGGCTCGTATTTCAACTGGCAATCCGTCGTGCAGGCCGGGCTCATCACGCTTGGCGGCTATAGCGGCTCGCGCATCCTCGAACCGGCCGTTAGCGGCTTCGTTGCATGGGTGAGCCGTATGAGCGGCACCACGCCCGGCGAGGGCGCGTAATGCAGGTCACGCTCGCGGAACTGAAACGGCTCGCGCCGGGCTCGACGGCCGACCTGCCGGTATGGGTTGATGCGCTCAATGCCGCGATGGCTGAATTTGCCATCACGACGGAACAGCGCATCGAAATGTTCATTGCGCAGTGCATGCACGAGTCAGCAAGCCTCTCGCGCATGTCGGAGAACCTGAATTACTCCGCGCAGGGACTGGCGAACACATGGGACCGCTACAGCGTGACCGGCAAGCGGGGCGGTGCGCCCAATGCGCTCGCTCAGACGCTGGCGCGCCGTCCTGTGGCCATCGGCAACTACGTCTATGCAAACCGGCTCGGCAACGGCAGCGAGTCGAGCGGCGAGGGCTTTCTGTATCGCGGCCGGTGCCCGCTGCAACTGACTGGAAAAGCCAACTACATCGCCGCGAAAACCGCCCTGAATATCGACGTCGTCGCGCACCCGGAACTGTTCGAGCAGCCGGTGCACGGCGCGCGCGGCGCAGCGTGGTTCTGGAAAGCGCACGGCCTTAACGAAATCGCCGACACCGGCAATTTCAAGGCGACAACGGCCGTCATCAACGGCGGCGATATCGGCGGTGCGGCACGCATCGGACTGTGGCAACTGGCTAAGGAAGTCATCGCATGAGCGCGGTAACTGAGGTGCATGTCCAGCGCGAAACGCTGGAATTTGAGGTCAACATTCCCGGTCACGAGCCGCGCGTTACCACGCCGCTCTTTGCGCACTCGCGCAAGCTGCTCATTGAGCGCGAGGGCGGCCGGTGTTGGGTGTCGGGCGCGACGGCCGAAGAAAGCGGGCATCCGCTCGAAGCGCATCACTACCCCATCGAGCGCTCGATGGCGAACATGATCGACTGGGAGCGATTCGCGGCCGACTGCAAGCGCGGCGCGTGGGGTCCGCACGCCCAGGCATTCGACTGGGACACGTTTTTCGAGGGCGCAGAGGTCACCGTGATCCCCGCGCCGCATCCGCTCGCCGATGAGGTGCGCTTTCGCACGCCACGCGACCCTTATCTGTTCGTGGATGACATGACGGTCAACGGCCTGTTGCTCTCGAAGACATTCCACACCGGCAAGGGTACGGGCATTCATGACGTGCCCTTCCCGGTTTGGGTCGCGCTCAGGTACGCCCGCGAGGGTTACCAGTTCTCCAGCACGACAACGCTTCACCACTTCGAAGGCGAAGGGCACGACTGAGCCCGGCGCGACCGCTTTTTCAACCGCTGCACCTACACCTACTTTTCTAACCGTCTCAACAGGTACACAAATGCAAAAATCGTACAGACGTATTTTGATGATCGGCGCGCGGGCGGGCGGCGCGGCCATGATGGCGGCCTGCGCGACCGCCACGACGGGCGGGCCGACAACGGCCGTCGCGACCGGCAGCGGCGCGCAGGCGAACGCCACCGCGCCCGCCGATTCGAAACCGGCCGCGCTCACGCCCGCGCAAAAACTCGCCGCGCTCGCGGTCACGGTCGATAAGGACTGCACCGTCGGGCAACCGTTCATCAATTCGATGCTGATATTGGAGACGGACCCGAACGCGCTCAAGTTTCTCACCGGCGTACAGACGCAGGTCGGCAAGATATGCCCTGTGGCCGCCGCGATAGCGCATCCGGTGAATGGTTCGCCTGTGCCGACACTCGACCTCGCGACCGTGAAAGGCTTCGCCGATTCGCAGATTCCCGACCTGCTCAGATACGTGAAGGGCTCGCGCCTGAGTGACGATGCAAAGACGGCCGCGAATCTCGCGATCACCGGATTGCAGGCGGGCTTACTGCTCGCCGTGGTGAATGCGCAATGAGCGGGTTTAAAACCCCGCTGCGCGTTGAACCGGCGACGGATAAAGATGACGGCAACTGGCGGCTTATCGCGTCGCTGGTGTTCGAGTCTGACGTTGCTGGTCGCACGTTCACGGTGCCCGCTGGTTTCGTGACCAACTTCGCGAGCGTGCCGCGCCTGCCTGTTGTCTACGAACTCGCGGGCGACACGTCGAGCGCGGCGGCGACGGTGCACGACTATCTCTATTCGACGCATATCGTCACGCGAGACGTCGCTGACGCGGTATTGCGCGAGGCATCGGCCGATACGGCGGTGCCGTGGTGGAGACGTCAACTCATGTGGGCGGGCGTGCGGGCGTTCGGCTGGTCGCACTGGGGCACGGCGGCAACGGATGAAAGCTCGTCGGCCGACAAGGCGGCAGCGCAGCCGGTGCCGCTGCCGGACGGCAGCGCAGCATGCGCGGCCTTGATGGCGTCCATCACCTACGCCCACCACTAAGGGCACGGCCGCCGCGCGCGCGACGCGGCGGCCCTTCTCACTACGCCTTGCGGCTCGCGATAATTTCAGCGGCGCGCTTGCCGCGATAGCCGGTCCAGTAGGCCTTTTCCGCGATGTTGGCGAACTCGTGTTTGCCCGCGATGCGCGTCTCTGCGCCCGTCTTCTCGACAAACTCGACCGTCAAAGCCTCCTTCTCCGCGTCCGTCAGCTTGCCCCACGCGCCCCGCGTAACGGCCGCCTGCTTATCCGCCTTGACCTCATCGGCCGACGGCAGCGCGGGCGCTTTGCGGGCTTTCTTTTGCGTGCGTTCAGGCAGGTCAAGCGGCGAATCGCTTTCGAACACGCTCATGAAGTAGCCCGACGCCGACCCGGTGATTTTTCCGGCCGCCTCGCGTTCCAGCGTGACCTTGATCGCGAGCGCGGCACGCGGCAGGTTTTTCGAGAGAATGCTCTTGATGCTCGACTCACCGAAGCCGATGGCCGTCAACTGCTCGCGCAGCATCGCCTCTTTCGGGTCCACCTCGAACGGGAGTTCCGCCTGGGCTTTTTCAGTCACGCCGAATTGCAGTTCGGTGACTGTGCGGCCCTCTTTCTTGAACCGCAATTCGACGTCGATATCCGATACGGCGTTGACTTCCTTGATTGCCTTTTGCAGCACGAAGTTCGAGAAGTGCCGATACTGCTCGTACATTTTGCCCGTCGCGCCTAGCAGTTCGCGCCACGTATCGACGGGCGCATACCGGGTCTGTCCGATCTTGCGATAGCGCAGGCAGTTCTCGTAAAGCGCAAGGGCATACTGGCTTTTGAACCGGCGCTGCATCTTAATGTCGATGGCGGCGAACACCTCAGGGTGCGCATAGCGCTCTGCGAGCCATTCGATATATGCGTAGGTCACGCGGCCATCTTTCACGCCGATAGACGAGACGAGCGGCGTTTTCTTCCAATCCTCTTTGCCGTCCGCGAACATGTTCAGCGTGACGATGTTGTGCATGATGTTCTCGGCGGCCTGCGCGAGTTTCTTGTGATCGTTGCTCGCTTCCCATCCGATGGCTTCACACAGGAACCTGACCGAGATTGTGTGCTCGCGCTTCGTGAGCAGATCATCGTAAGCGTGCAGCAGCAGCACATTCACGATCTTGCGTTCAACGAGCGAAAGATTGCCGCTGACGTGAATGGCCGCGACGTGCTTGCGCAACTCGCGTTCATCCAGCTTGGCGAGTTCGGCCGAACGCACCTCGGCGGGCATCACGTCGATCTTGATCTTTTCGGCCTGTTTGACTCTCCCCATACCCCTCTCCCCGATTCAATGGGGCGAAGTGTAGTAGGTTAACAGCATAGTGGCAAGGTGGTATCTATGCTTTGTGCTATCCCGCAAACTATGCTCTATGCGACTCATCCCGCAGACTATGCTCTATCTCCCGCGCTCATCCCGCAAACTATGCTCTATGGGCTCGCGGTGCACCGGGCATCCCGCAAACTATGCTCTTTATCCCGCAAACTATGCTCAATATAGATACACCTATACCCCATAAGTGCGTAAATATCGTTATAAATCATAGTGTTGCGCGCGTTTACGGGGCTGTTTTCGCGAGCATCCCGCAAACTATGCTCTATCCCGCAGACTATGCTCTATCCCTCAAAGGACGTCCCGCAGAGTATGCTCTGACGTCCCGCAAACTATGCTCTATCTCCCCGCAAACCCTTTCTGGATAAGGCTTTGAGCCGCCTAAAGGTTTTAAAGATGTTGTTTACTTAAAAACAACAACAACCCCTGTTGTTGTCTCTTTCAGAGACTTCCCTAAAACCGAACCCCAAAAAACAAAAAGCCCGACCTCTTGCGAGTGTCGGGCTTGACGATAGACGTATCTATCTTAGTCGCGTTCCGGCGTGTCATAGACCGCGATCAGGCGATCAACGATTTCCTCAATACCCTGCATGGCGATTTTTTGCATCGACGTGTTCGGCATGTGCTCCGCGAGCCATTTCAGCTTTGCGTGCAGTTCTTCTGTCGGGCGCAGGTTGAACGGCTTCGTGACCTTGGGATGTGCGTCCTCCCACGGCCTGCGAGGCTTCGCGCGCAGATCGAGCCTGCCCTGCCCTGCAGACGCCTCAGGACCGGCGCGGCGCGCGCGCGGCGCGGCCGGTGCGACCTCGAACGGCAGCACGCGCTCAGGCAGCGGCGCGAGGTCGGCGGGCATCGGCTCGCCATCGGGCACCTGCACTAGATCCTCAGGCCGGAACTGAAAGCCGGGTTTCAGGGCGTATCTCATGATTTCAGAATCTCCTTGATCCGCTTGTCGAGCAACGCGTCCACGGCCTCATGCACGAGTTTCTGGATCGACTGGCGGCCGGTCATATTCTCAGTCAGCCAGGTCAGTTTCATGTGCTGTTCTTCACTAAACTGGGTCGAAAAGTTGACCTTGACGCGCGGATGAGCGTCCGCCCACGGCAAACCGGCGTCCTTGCCCTTTTTGCCCTTGCTGGCGGGCTTGGGCGCGGCGGCCGGTGCCTCGGCATCGGCGGCGGGCGCGGCGGGCGCGCTGGCGGCCTCTCCAGCGGCCTGCGGGGTGTCGGCGACGGCCTGAGGCTCGGCGGGCGCTGCGGCGGCCTCTGCGGGGCTCTCAGCGGCCTTTTCCGCGTCCGCCGGGGCTGCGGGCTCAGGAATGGGCGCGGCGGCCGGTACGGGCGCGATAACGGGCGCGACCGATGCCGGACGGGCGTTCGCCCCGTCGGCAAACTCCAGAATCCGCTTTTCGCGGGCGGCCTCGCGGGCGGCGGCCTGCCGCTTTTCCTTTTCGGACAGTTCAGCCATTGAAAACCTCTTTGTACAGTTTGGTCATTTCGGCCATCGCTTTTTTGTCCAGCTTGGCCTGTTCGAATACCGCCTCGCCGGTGTCGGCCCACGGCTTGTAGGCGTCGCGCATGCACACGACGGAATCGAGCAGGCGGAATTGCGGGAACTTGACGGCTTTTTCGTAGAACGTGTCCACGTCGGTCGCTTTGGCGTTGGTCGATGCCTGAACCGGGAACAGCATTGCATCGAGGCCGGGATTCAGGTCGCGGGCCAGTTCGACCATGCCGTGCATCATGTCGAGTCGCTCAATGTCGGCGGGCGACGGGCGGCACGGCGTCAGCACGCGATGCGCGACGGTCAGCGCGAGGCGGATTTCCCGCGCGCCCTGCCCTTCGCCGCCCACGTCCACAATGACCTCATCATGGCGTGCGGCCAGCGCGGATAGCTGGCGGTGGTAGTCGCCATCGTTGTCGAACAGCGGCACGCACTCGACAAAGGGCAAACCGGGCGCTTTCGCGCGCTTGCTGGCAAACCGGCGTGCCGATTGCCCGGTGTCGCTATCCACCAGCAGGACGTCGCGCCCGGCCGACATGGCCATGACAGCGAGGTTGACGGCGGTGGTTGTTTTGCTCACGCCTCCTTTCGGGTGAGCTACGACGGTAATCGACATGACGCGACCTCTATTGGTTTGGTATGTCGCGCAGTGTATTGATTTATCTATGTCACTACAAGCCGGATAGCCCCGCCCTATATGGTTTGTGAGGCGACGGGAACATGACACATATGGTTGATGCGAGTGTGATTGATACCAACTGGTATCACGCCCGCACCGCAAGGGGTTTCAGACGTTTTCTGACTTTCTCTGTCTAAACCCTACGCGAACCCGCAACACGACACAGGATTACGGCCAAAAGCAACGGATTTCCTTTTTTCTGTTCTTTTCGGGTGTTGCCTGCTCTTTACGGTCTGGATCGGGTCCAATACAAGCGCAACTCAACAAACAATGAGCAAAAAGAACCTATTTGATAGGTTTAGACATGGTTTGGCCCGTTCAATAGTGCTTGAGTTTGTTCAAAACAAACAAAAACACATTGAAGCGGCTTGGACCAAATGCGAGGCAATAAAAAATAAACAGGTAAGAGCACCCTAGACGGGGACAAATAGAAAAAGGTCTGGTGTGTCTAATACCAACTGGTATCAGTGACGCGCGCCGCGTTCGATCAGGCGAGGTGTTGAGGCAGGGCATAACGTGTGTTTGATACCAACTGGTATCAGTCCCACGTTATGCGTACAGGTGAGGCAATACAGGAAGGGGCATCAGGCCTTCATTTCAGGCCGGGCAGGCCCGCATGAGAAGTGATGTGAGGCCGTCAGAAGCCCGTTGGATTGGTGGGGTAGGGCGGACGTTTTGCACGGATCAGCGGGCGGCGGCGGGTCGAGCCGGGCCTGCAACACGAGCAGCGCGAACGCGCCAGCGACCGCGATCAGGCATGTGGGAAGTGCTTGAATAATGCGCTTCATTTTGTGTCCCCAGTTGGGGTTTTGCCCCATTGGTTGTGGTGGCATCCGGCGCAACCCGGATCGTCAGAAAGTAGGCTGTGGCGGCAGTCTTTCGACATGACATTGTCCTGAACCTTTACCCAATTCGGCGAGCGGATATAGCTGCCGTCGGGCTGCAGGAAGGTGCTATATCCATCCTGCGCGAGATAGAAAGGCCGCCCTTCCAGGCGGTTGTGGCATCCATTTTTCGGCACGATATGGGCTCGCATGTTGTGGCGTTTGGCGGCGATAACCGACGGCCGGACTTCGCATTGCTCGCCGCATAACACGCAATGCAGTGTCGTACCGAACAGCCGCAAAGGCGTGCCCGCGCCATGTGACGGGCATTGCCATGCGTCGCGCTGCTCGACGGACACTTCGATTCCGTCGGTAGTCACGACGGGCATTTACGCTGCCTCCTTTTGCTTTTCGCTCTTGCGCGAGGCCTTTTCGAGGTGCGCATCATGGATCGCGAGCAGCGCTTGCAGGTCTGCCGCGCGAACAGCAATCACCTCATCAGGGTGTGCTGTGCGCAGAAGGGGCAGGCTGCTAGGCTTAAAATTGCTGAACAAACCGGCAATCGAATCGGCCGCGCGTGCGCCCAGTTTCGGCGTGAATGTAGGGGCCGCCGCCTTGCTCGGCGTGACCTTGCCGTTGGTGCCATCGACAATGCTTTGCAGGTAAGCACCGGCTTTTGCGCCGTGTTTGCGGATGGCGGCAATCGCTACTTTCGCCGATACAACGTCGTGTTCGAGCATGCGCTGCACGTCGGAATCGGCGTTCGCCAGCATGAGATTTTGCTCGACGTAACTGGGCGAAACACGCGCTCGCTCGGCAATCTGTGCGACCGTCCATCCAAGGCTGACGCGCCCCTTGTACTTTCTGCCCTGTTCGAGCCGCGTGAGGTGCAACTGATTCGCGCTGTTGAGGACGTGAAAATCCGCGTCTTCGTCGTTGCCGTTGAACTGGCGCACATGCACGAGCATGATTTCCATGCCTTCCGCGATCAGTTCGTGATTCGCCACGAGGCGGCAGTGACCCTCCACCACGTAGATCTTGTCGCCCTCAACGCGCACGTCAAGCGGCGGCATAACCTCATTGGCGCGGATGGCCGCCTTGATGTTATCGACGTGCTGGCGCGTGCGCGGGCTCATGTTGCCCATGTCGCGTGCGTTGAAACCCGGCTTGATGCTGATCGCGCGCGGGTCCAGCATGTAATCCGTCACTTTCTTGATGCCGATGGCCGTCTGATCCTTGCTCTCGGCGATCTTTTTCAGGCTGACAAGGTTCGTCATCACTTCACCCCGCTCACGAGCACGCGGCGCTCGCTGCCCGTCGTCATCGGGCTGACGATGCCTGCCTTTTCCAGTTCCTCCAGAATCGCGGCGGCCCGGTTATAGCCGATGCGCAGGTGCCGCTGCACGAGCGAGATTGACGCGCGACGATGGCCGATCACGATGGTTTTCGCCTGTTCGCACAGCGAGTCGTCATAGACGTAGGCGGGCGGCGGCTCGACGCCGTCCTGCGCGGGCTCGCCCGTTGCATCGACGTCAGCGGTGTCGGCCTCGCCGGTGTCCGGTTCGTCGGCCAGGTCGGCGGCCGTGGCGATGCCGTCGAGCGAGTCGATGAGCGCACGCACGAGGGATGCGAGGGTAGCGGCCAGCAGCAGGAAATCGGCGGCGGCCGACGGCTCATCCTTGCCGCCCGGCTCTTTGAGCACGTCGAGCGGCGCGATGCGGCGCAGCACGAAACCCGACGAAAACACGAACGAGAGGCGTTCGGCGTGCGTGAGCGCGAGGCGCGTGACGTACTTGCCCGATTCGATTTGCCGCGTGACGTCCTCTTGCTCGATGCTGACTTTCGAGTAGGTCACTGCGCCGCCGTTGTTGCCCGCAAACGTCGTGTCATCGTCAATGGTGAAGGCGAACGGCGGTTCGTCGGCGACCCATGCCGTCATCGCCACCACGGCCGATTTCACGGTTTGCAGCTTGCGCAGGCCAATGTCGCTTTCGAACGCGCGGATCAGGTGCGTCACAAAGCGATCAGCGGCCGTTTGCGAGGCCGTATCGAGAGCGATCAGCCTGGCATCCATGTCGATCCACGCGCGCACCGTGCGGCGCACTGAGAACGCCTGCGAGAGCAGGGCGTCCGTGACGTCCTCGCGGATCTCGGCTTTCTGTTTGCGGCCGGGTTTGAAGCCCTGATTTTTCTCGACCTCGGCGAGGCGCTTGGCAAGCTCATCGCGCACGACGGGCGCGGGCAGCACCTTTTTCTCGACGCACAGCGCGATCATCAGGTGCTTATCGACGGCGAACACAAGCGAGGCATCCTCGCCACGCGGGGCGACGAAGCCCGACGATTCGTGCTGCACGTCCGTGCACGGCGCGTAGCGCTGGCGCGCGAGCGCTTCGTTGAGGCCGTCTATGCCGGGCATGTCCGAAAACGAGTACAGGGTGAGATTGCGAAACCACATAACGTGTGTCCAGTTTATTTAAGGTTGCGTGACCCGTTACCGGGTCACATGTCACTGATACCAACTGGTATGAGTGATTAGGCTATAACTGCAACATCAGAGAAAATCAGTATGCGCCGGACGCGAGCGGGTCGAGCAGGGCGGCGGCCTCGGCGAGTGCGGCCGGATCACCCTGGAAGCGTTGAACCAGCTTGAGGCGGTATTCCTCAACGAGGTTGTCGAACGCGAGCAGGTCGCGCACCATCGTGTCGATGTAGTTCTCATCGCGGCGCACGCGCCAGCGCACGAAATGGCCGTTGACCGCGCGCATGGCGGGGCAGTAGACACAAAAATCCCACCAGCGTTTGTTCGTGATCCACAAGCCGCCCATCACCTGATCCTCGAACTTGCCGTAGTCGTAGTCCAGATAGATCCTGCGCAGTTCAAGCGGGCTCACGAGGCACTTGTATTCGCTGCCGCCGTCGCCCTCAGGGTCGTTGTCGATGGCTCCGTCCGCGCTCGCGCCAAACTTGCGGTCATCGGTGAGCACGAGGCCCACCTGCCGCACGCGGCGGCCAATGTCCTGCATGTGATGGTCGCGCGCCTCAGGTTCGAGACGTTGGCCGCGCTTCATTTGCCATGTCTCGTGACCCTCATCGAGCGGCACACCGCTGATACGCTCGATGGCGAGACGGAAAGCGTAGTTCTTAGCCGTCTCGCTGCTTTCGCCACTCGCCTTGAATTTGCGGGCGGTCGAAAACATGCTGGCGGTGATGACGCCAGCACGCGACGCGTGCCATTCGGGCGTGCCCTGATCGCAGGCGAGTTCGATCACAGGTCATCCTTTTTCGGGACTTGCTGCGCCGGTGCCGCTGCCGTTGCTGCGGGCTTGCCGTTCGTAGCGCTCTTGCCGGTCGCGGTGGGATTGTTGTTCATCGGCGTGTCCAGTGCTTCAAGCAGGCGTTCATAGTGCGCGCGGTAACGGTCCTTGTTTTCCGACGAGAACTTGTTGAACGCCGTCGTGAGTTCCTTCACGCTTTTGGCGTCGCGCAGAATGGGAGACTCGGCCGGGTTCGAGGGCGCGGGGTTGCCGACCGACGGTGGAATGTAGCCGCGCATGGTCGGTTCTTCGTCGCCCGGCATGCCGTCGCCGTTGTCATCAAGGTCATCATCAGCGGACACGCCCAACATCGGCCCGACGATGTAGCGGCGCAGATAAGTGATGTACGCGCCAAAATCCTTCACCTCGCCCTCGCGCCCGCGTGGGACGTCGAGCACCGACTCCATGCGCGCGCCGCTGCTGTGTCCGAGAATCGTGCGGATCATCACACCGCCCTGATCGCTCGACTTGTTGGTCACCAGTTGCGTGAGCGCGAGATTGTTGGACGTGCGCCCGGCCTTGGTCTTGTCGAGAATTTCGGCGAGGTCGGCGTACTTGAATGTGTAGGCCTGCTTCGTCGCGTCTTTCGGCTTGATGCGCGCATCCTTGTTTTTCTGGATCTGTTCGAACGCGCCCTGCGCCGCCGCGAGGGCTGCGAAAAAATCGCCCATGTGGCCGCCCGGCGTCGCGGGGATAAGGTTGAAATCGAGAGCCGGGAAAGCGCGCTCTTGCGTCAGTTCGAGTGGTGCATTCATGGTGCTTACTCCCCTTGTGCGGATGCAACGGCGGTGTCGATGCGGTCGGCGAGGTCACCGGCCGGAACATGCGCGCGTGCTTCGATCAGCAGCGCGAGCAGCGTTTCCGCCACGGCCTCGGCGCGTTCGCGCGCGACGCGTGCGGCTTCCTGCTTTTCCCGCTCGATGCGCTCCGCTTCCTCGCGATCCTCGCGCTCTTTACGCTCTGTTGCCTCGCGCTGCTCGCGTGCGGCGTTCTCTGCGGCCGTCGCTGCCGCCTGCTCGCGTTGCGCCTTTTCCGCGCGCAGTGCGGCGAGTTCGGCCGCGTCCTCTGCTGCCTGGCGTGCTGCCGATTCATTTTTCAACGCGGCATCGAGCATCGTTTGCAGGACGTTGCGCGTGTTCTCGATGGCGGCCGTTGCTTCTGCTGCCATTTCCTCGAACGTGGACGGGTCGGTCTGTTCGAGCCGGTTCAACTTTTTCTGAATCGCTTCGCTCGTTGCGTCCGCAACCGTCGTCGGCGCAAGCTCGATGTTGTGGATGCGCTCGCGCAGCGCTGCCTTGCGCTCGTTTTCGCGGTCGGCTTCATCCTGTGCGGCGCGCATGCGTGCCACTTCCTCGCGCGCCTTGGCGTTTTCGAGGTGTTGATTGAGCGTCGCGATGTTGGTGCGAATCGCATCCGTTGCAGCGGGCAGGTATTCCTGCCAGTCGCGGCGCGAGAGAGAGTCGATCGAGGAAATCTCGGCGATCACCTGCTCGATGGTTTCCGACGATGCGGACAGATATTGCGTTGGCATATCGGTGAGCACCTTGACGGCCGCAACGTGCGCCTCGATGCGCTGGCTTTCTTCCTTCGCCTTTTTGTTGCGTTCTGCCGTTTCGATAGCCGTCTGAGCGTCAATCTGCTCTTTGATCGGTGCGCGCATCGCGTCCACTTCCGCGATGACGTAATCGCGCTTGTTGCGTGCATCCTCCTGCAGGTCACGAATCGGCGTGTTCCACGTCGTGTAGGTTTCCTCCACCAGCTTTTTCAGCTTGGTGAGGTTGCTATACGCGCCTTTAGCCTCTTTCATGCCATCAGGCGTTGCAACGGCGAACTGAATGCCGTCAAGAAACGAGTGCAGCGCGGCGATATGAACATCGCGAACCGGGAATTGCAGCGGCTTGATAGCCTCGATGATTTCGCCGCCTGCGGCCGTGGCCGGGACGTCGAGGTGTTGCGTGATCTTGAGTTCGGCGGGCTCGGTGACACGCGCGAGCGCGGTCGTTACGAGTTCGTTGGTGTCGGCGTGCGATGCCGCGTCGATGACTTCCGAAACGTCGCTCATGTTCGTCATATGTGTCTCGCGTGGTGGTTGCGATGGAAAGGGCCGGGCGACCTTACTGGGGCGTAACGCGGATCTTGCAGAGGCCGAATTTCGTTACGGCCTCATCCCATGCGTCAAAGCTATGTGCGGCGCGCGTGGTGTAGTGGCGCGCAATGCCTGCCCAGTTCGTTACGGTCACTGCAAACGTCAACATGTGTTCGCTCCCCAAGTAAGGTTTCCGGGTATAGACATAGTTATGTCTATGGGCGAATCTTATAGACATGTCTATATCGACGTCAATAGATACGTCGATGAGGTGTAGAAAAAAACCCGGTTTTTTTGCGAAGGGAAGGGGGTGTTGCTAAGAACAGACAGAGGGGGATGACGGGCTGATTTATTTCAGCCGTATGAGGAAATTGTTTGTTACCTGTTAGCAAACAATTGGGGACGTGAGCCAGCTTACTGTCACGAATACGACAACGATTCTCACATAGTGGAAGGCACTAGTAAGGTGCAACCGTTTGCGAGATTACGGCTCAGGTAAGGACTACCGATGTTTACTTATGCCCTTGAAAAATAGGGGATTCCTCATACAAAACGCCCGCGCAAACGGGCGTTTTTATGTGGTTAAATTCACATCTCGTAACACATTGGTAAGTAAATAATACCTGAATGTATGTTAGCCCTGACGATAAATGTAACGTCCGATGAGCATGAGGCCTGCAGCGGCTTCTGCTGTGTAGTCTTCATCGGGATAGCGAACTTTGTCGGGGTTATCGCACGAGAGAATGACGTGACCATCACTGCGGCGAAAGACTCTCTTTAAGCGAGGACCGTCCGGTGTATCGAGGACATAGATCAGGCCGTTTTCTAATCGGTCTGTCTGTGTAGTGTGAATGAGTACGGTGTCCCCATGCACGATGAAGTTTGCCCCGCTGTCGCCATCCGCGATGATGGCTCTAACGTCATCCGGCTTGACTCCAAGCCGGTCGAAAAACGTTTGGTCTTTGAAAACTGCGCCGACAGCTTTTTGAATGTCCTCTACGTCGGGCTTGCCGCCCGCGTTCCCTCCGCAACTGCCCCGCGACGAAGCCAGGAACTCGATTCTAAATTCGGGCTCGGTATCGAGTGCAAAGGTGCGCCTCAATCCTTTGGGGTGATTGGTAGGGTGTTTCTCTCCGATGCCTGTTTCGAGCCATAAGGCAGAGACACCAAGGACGTGAGCGTATTTGCCAATGCTGTGGGTGGTTTGTGATTTGTTCTGTTCCAAAGCCGATAGCGTTGGCTGTGTGACGCCTACCAGTTTGGCTAGTTGTCCCTGAGACAACTCCTTTTCAATTCTGCATTCCCGAATACGGTCGCCTAACCGCTGTTGTTTAGGCGGCTGTAGCTTTGGCGACGGCTGACGCTCGTTCTTCTTTGTCATGTGGCTCTCAAATATAGGCTCGGAAATATTCTTTTTATAGGCTTATCTATGTTCCTACAGGCGCACTTATAGCACGGAAAGTTGCGTCTATGGAAGGCCGGTAGACATTTCCTGACATTTATTAATCAATACCCTCAGATACAAACGCATCTATGTGCGGCTTGTCACAAACCATAGGCATGTCTATACTCTGCACCGCTGTATGTAAGGTCGTCTCGTTCGGACAACAACAGGTAAAAAATGCAGATAGCACAAGATATCGCCGCCCTGCGCTCGCTGGCGGGGCTCACGCAGCAGCAGATAGCCGACGCCATTGGCTGCTCGCAGGGGCACGTATCGCACCTGCAGAACAATCCCGCAAAGAAGCCGCGCACGAGCGCGGCGGTCGTCGCGGGCATCACCAAGCTCAAGCGCAAGTACGCGAAGAAACTCGCCGCTGCTCCGCAGGCATCGTAAGAGGTCCGCCCGATGCCCGCATCCAAAAAGCCTCGCCGCAAGTACAGGCCTAAACCGCTGGACCCGCTTTCCGCGCTCCAGACGTTGAACAGGTCGCACGTCATTGGCGAAGTGCTCACCAACTTTTACAAGCCGCTCGAAGCCGCCGATCAGCGCGACGTCGCGATTGCGTTCGGTTCGAGCATTGATGCCATTTCCAAAGGGAAGGGCGAGATTTCGCACGCCGAAACGCTGGCGTGCATGTGCAACACGTCACTCGTGTTGACAGAGCGCGGGTTTGGCCCGGAATACGAGGCCGACATTATTGCCGCGCTCGATGCGCTGTTCCGCCTGCAGTTGCGGTTCAAGCGCACCGGAAAACTGGGTTTTGACGCGCCGGGGCTGCAAGCGCTGCGCCGCGCGTATGACGTACACACCGCCCAGGTGGAAATCGCCGGGCAGGGTGAATTGATGGCGGCCGGTAACGAGGTCAGCCGTCGCATAAAAGAAGGTAACCACTATCGCGAAGCGGCCTAGAGCCGTGACCGCTTCGCCGGGGTTCGATTTGCGTTGTAAAGAGAGCATGCAACAGATTCATTTTCTTTTGGCCGGGACCATTGTGAACAACGACATAACAACCGCAGTTTCCTGTAACAACCGCTTCGCTCGCCGCCGCGAGCAAATGACCAACGTAGACGGGCATTTCACCATCGACTACGTGAGCAACTTCCTCGGCCGCGCCGACCTGCGCGAGCGCATGGCGGCCGACGGCATCATCGACGCCGATGGCATGCCGACCGCGCAGCACGCAAACACGTTCGCCGTTGTCGAGACTGACGACGGCCTGCCTGAGGTGCTCGTGACGCCGGACGGCGCTGTCGCACTGCTGCATCACTACGGCATCGCAGGCGATGAGCGCATCACGCATCAAACCGCCCTTGCAATCCAGTAACACGCCCGAATGAACGTCGCCGATCCGAACGCGATTGCGAAGTTCCGCGAGACGACTGCAAAGGCTTTGCAGTTGTCTCATGTTCGCAAGCGGTGTCCTGCGCCCTGTAACAAGGTCGTGACCTCTATCCAGTTGCAGCGCTACGGAATGTGCGAACGCTGCCGCAAGCAGAAGCAAAAGCAGCAGCAAGCCGCCCAGTAGTACCCAATCCCATCACCTGAGAACACTGACGTGAGCCGAATCACAGAATCGGCACGCGGGGAAGCGTGCACCCTGAATTTCCCTCTCGTCTGCAATTGGGACTGGGAGACAACCGTTTGGGCGCACTCGAACTGGCACGACGGCGGCAAGGCAAAGGGCAAGAAACTCGCGCGCGTCGATCACCTGGGCTGCTACGCCTGCTACGCGTGTCACAAGGTGCTCGACGGGCAGGACCGCTTGCCCGCGCACCTGTCGCGCGATTTCGTGATGACGCGCTTTGCGACCGCGATGGCCGCGTGCGAGGTGATGCTCAGGCGTAAGGGATTGTGGCCGTCGGATGAGTTTCTGGCGGCAAAGCCGGTGACGGCACACAAGCCGATCCAGAAGAAGGTCACGCCGCTGGCGGCACGCGTGAGCACGAAGAAAGTCACGCCGCATGAAGAACGAAGCCGCGAGCCTGTTGGCGCAGGTCGCGGCTTTCCGAAGGTAAGGAATGCTGTGTTCAACAACGCGATTGTAGCGGCAAAGCCCAGTAAGGAAAAGCCGACCACGCAGAGCGCAAACCGCTGGCCGAAAGGCCGCAAGCTCGTGTCGGCAAGCAAGCTGCAGTCACGTCCGTTTGGGAGTAGGTAGTGCATCACATGTTCGACACGGATCACGCGCGCCTCTATGGGCTTGAGGAAGCGGTGATGATTCACAACTTCACTTTCTGGATCGCGCGCAACCGCGCGAACGGTGAGAACGTTCGGGATGATCGCGTGTGGTCGTATAACTCGGTCGCCGCGTTCGCCGAACTGTTTCCGTACCTCTCGAAAGATCGCATCCGCCGCACGCTCGATAGCCTCATCAAGCAAGGCGTGCTCATCAAGGGCAACTACAACGAGCAGAAAACCGACCGCACGCTGTGGTACGCGTTCGCCGACGAAACCGCGTTCGTGCCCGACGGCAAGCATTTCGCAGATTCGCCAAATGGAAATGGCGATACCGGGAATGTCCATTCGGCGAAATTGCCAAATGCAAAGGGCGATACCGCCGACTCCCTATATAGGGCAGATGGTAAACCAGATGGAAAACCAGATAGAGCACGCGCTACGCGCCTGCCGAACGACTGGGAACTGTCCAAAGAAGCCCTCGAACGCACGGTAGCCGTGACCGTCACGTATGCCGAAAAGCTCACCGAATGGGCTGGCGGCGCGTGGTCGATCCAGCACACGCTTTTCGAGGCAGAGAAGTTCCGCGATTACTGGGCCGCCAAGTCGGGCAAGGACGCGACGAAACACGACTGGCCCGCGACGTGGCGCAACTGGATTCGCAACGCCGGGCCGATGCGCGCGGCAACCGGCAAGAAGGGCGGCGGCGGGTGGTGGTTGTCGCCTGAGTCGCGCAAAGCCAAGGCGCACGAAGTCGGCGTTGGCGATCCGATTCCGGGTGAAAGCGATGCCTCGTATCAGGCGCGCATTCAAGCCGCGATAGACAACGGCGGCAAGCCGCCGACGCCTCGCGCCAAACCCGTAACCCCTATGGACCCTGTGCCCGCGCCGGAAGCGGCGGCGATGCGCAAGGCCATGCCAGAAGAAGCCCGCGCCGCGCTGCGCGATCTAGCCAAGCGCAACAGCGTTCCCAAGCACCTTAACGGAGACTCCCCGCAATGACTCGACGTATCGTTTGCTGGCTCACCAATGACCCGGCATCGCTTGCCGCCACGAAGCTCGCCATCCGCGAAAACGAGCACGACGCGAACACTCTGCCGCTCGTTGTCGTCGCGCTGCGCGCCGATATCGACACCGACTGGCTGCGCGCCGCAATGGAATGGCTCACTGTGCCCGTCGTGCTGCTCGATGACCCGGCCGCCGCGATCACCGAACCGCTGGCGGCCGTCGATCAGACGGGCCTGTACCGGCTCGAAACGGACGCGCATGTCATTGGGGTGCCCGTAGAGGAACAAGGCCGCTATGACGCGTACATGAACGCGTACAACGGTTTCGCGGTGTATGCGAACCTCGCTGATCGCGGCATGTCGCGCGCCGACTGTGTCGAGTACGTCACGCGCGCGGGCATAGCGATACCTGAGGCGAAGCCCCTGCAGGTCGTCGGCCGCATCGACGTCGCGCAAAGCGTCGCGGGCCATCGGGTCGTCATCGAGGCGCTGGCGGCGGCTTACGTGGCGGACACGAGCGAGGATCGCATCGAGGGCGACGTTGTCGTTGGCACGCTCAACACGCAGCAGGTCGAGCTATACGGGTGGGGTCGTCACGTTGGCGAGCACGTCGATACGACGGGCTTCGTGTACCTCGTTGCGCTCACCGACGGTTTCAGCACGCTCAACGTGCGCACGCGCAAAGGTGAGATTTATTGTCAGCGTCTGCCGGTCGGCACCGTCGTTCGCCTGGACGATTACGAGGGGCACTGGACTGAGGACGAAAAGCCGCGCGCGTGCGCCTTTCTCGGCTCGTATGCGGCACCGTGCGACGCCGCGGCTGTTCGCCTGTTGCAGAACGCCGTCAACACGCTCGCGCGCGGCGATTACTACGGCGCGCCGCGCGTGCAGCAAGGCTTTCGCGCGATGCAGGCCGATGAGTGCTACGTCCCTAACGCGGACTGGACATTCTGCGACCCGATGCTGCTCGCGGATGCCCGCGCACAAGGCAAGCATGTCGAGACGTGCGCGCACTGTGACACGCCCGCCGTGCGCATCGACTCGAAATTCCCGTATTACAGCGACGCGAACGCCTGCGCCGCGCACCTCCACGCACAATAACTCTCACCATGTCCCATAAATACGCCATCGGCGAAATCCTCATCTTTCAGCATGGCCGCTTCGAGCCTGAGCGCAACGGCATGGAATGCCTCGTGATGGAGCACCGCACGCAATCCATCAACCCGGACACGATGGAGCCTGAGCAAGGCACGTTCTACGCCATTGAGTTCGAAGACTGCGCGCGCCGCTCCGCGCTCGAAAGCCAGTTGCGTCGCCGCGATGAGACGCCGCCGACGGACGCCAGCATGCGCGACGTGCACCGGCCCAATGAGGTGACCGCGTGACGTACTGGACCCATGCCGTCGATGACGTGCTCATTTTCCGGCCGCGCCGCGCGCCGCAGGGGTGGTCGCTCATCGGCCAGCTCTGCACAGTGATCGCGCTCGCCGATTTCATGTACCTGCCCTCGGGTGAGCGCGTGCCGTCACTGGGCGGCGTGTACGAAATCGCGTTTGAGTCGGGCGAGGTGTTTCATGCGTGGGAGCACGACTTGCTCGCATTGGGGGCGCGCCGGTGGATGCACTGACACGCTGCCCGCTCGATGAGACGTTTTCGGGCTTCTATAGCAACTTCTGCCGGTGCTGTCAGATCCGTTTGCTGGCGAATCTGCCTAAGGAAAAGCGGCGGCGCGAGTATGAGCGCATCCGCAAGCGCGAGGGCGGCGAGGAATCGCTCGCGCTCGTGATCGAACTGGTCAAGGCCGAATATCAGCGCGGTGTCGAGCACCAAGCAAAAACAGGGAAAAAATAGACATGTCTATGGGTTTGATGAGCCGTGAAACGATCCTGCGCCACCGGATCGACATGCTCGAAAAGACGATGTACGCGTATGACCGCAGGATGAACACGCAGGCCGTGGCCGCCGACCGCAAACGCATACAGGAACTGGAAGACGCGTTGGTAGACCTCTTGCCGCTGATCGACGCGCACGCCCCGGAAAAGCTCACCTTTGTGGCGGATCTCCTAGCTAAAAAAATTTGGCCCGGAATATAGACGCGTCTATATAATGTCGCGCATGAAATAGACGGGTCTATGTGCGCATGATTCAAACGGTAATTCTCGTGTCCGGCGCGCTCGCGATATGGCTCACGCAACTGGGGAGTCTGCGCGCGAGCCGCGCCGCTTGCGTCATCGGCCTGATTGGTCAGCCGTGCTGGCTATACGCCACGTTCACGGCAGGGCAGTGGGGCATGTTCGCACTGTCGATGTTCTACACCGGCGCATGGCTTGTCGGCATCCGCACTTACTGGTTCAAGAGAGGCCGTCGCGCATGAATCCCTCCCATAAACGCCGCCTGCGCGCGAAGAACCCGCGCCGGGCGCGCCTCACGGAAGCTGAGTTCCGCGCATTAGAGGCGAATCTCGCACGCAAACAGGGTCGCGAGCCGGGCGGCGCGCCGGAAGCCAAGCCGTCAAAGATGCGCAACAAGCGCGTGACCATCGGTGAGCGCACTTTCGCGAGCATGCGCGAGGCAGATCGCTTTGTGCTGCTCAGTGCCGCGCAGGACGCGGGCGAAATCACCGAACTGCAATGCCAGGTGCGCTTTGTCCTCGCGCCCGCCGTCGATATCGGCGAGAAGCGCAAAAAGCCCGCGCTGCGCTACTTCGCTGACTTCGTCTATGTCGTCGTGAAGACGGGCGTGTATGGCGAGGCAGGCCAAACCATTGTCGAAGACTCGAAGGGTTTTCAGACGCGCGCATACCGCGACCGCAAGCACCTCATGAAAACGGTGCACGGCATCGACATTCGCGAGGTGTGACGGGTGGAAGTGCTGCTCATCAAGCGCCCGGACGGCTCTTTCGTGCCCGCCGATGCCGAACAGGCCGAACTCGCCGCCAAGCTGCCCGTCGGCAAGCTCATCCGCTCCGATCTAAAGCGCGTGCGCAATCCGCGCTTCCATCGGAAGTTCTTCGCCCTGTTGCAGATCGGCTATGAGGCATGGGAGCCGCCGCCGCGCTTCCACAAGGGGTACGAGGTGCAATCGACGTTCGAGCAGTTCCGCGCCGACGTGACGATTCTCGCTGGCTATTTCGACGTGAGCACGCGGCTTAACGGCAGCGTGCGCGTGACACCGAAAAGCATCGCGTTTGGTTCGATGCCAGAAGAAGACTTCGAGCAGCTTTACAGCAAGGCAATCGACGTACTGCTGCAAAACGTGCTCGTGACCTACACCCGCGCCCAGTTGGACGCGGTTATCAACGAGCGGGTAGACCGCATATTGGGGTTCGTCGGATGAAAAACAAAACAGCCGTCACGGACGCGCAGCGCGACGCGCAGGTCCGGCAAGCTCTCAAGCGCTTCGTGCGCAACAAGAACAAGCCTGAGGACTTGGAGACGTTGCGTTTCAATCTGATCGTAGCGCGCGTCATGTCGGGTATGACCGCCGTAGAGGCGGCCGAACGCTTTGGCTACAAGAACTCGACGCAGATCAGCCTCATTGAGTCGGGTGACCGGCCCACGCCGCGCGATCACCAGTTCCTGCGGCAGGCATCCGACGTGTACGCCGTCTCGTGCGATTTCCTGTTGGGGCTCTCGCCGCACATGGAGTTTGACGGCCGCGTCGCACATCAGCACGCACTCATGCGCGGTGCTGAGTCGATATTGGGCGGGCTCGCTGCTCAGTTCGCCACGGTGATGATCCAGTACACCAGTCAGACGCAGCCGGTGCCTGAGGACTTCGAGCGCGTGAGTACAGCCGCGCATGAGGTCGAGCAGGCACTCGCCATCGCCCGTAAGCACGGCATCGAAGAAGTACGCGGCAGTTCCGCACTTGTCATCGCCGCCGAAAAGCTCTCGCAGGCCGTCGCTCCGCTTCGCCAGAAGGTAATGCGCTATCGCGCCATCGACAGCTATTTCGATGAACTGCGCGCGGGCCGCCTCAAACCGATCGAATACCTCACCGAACGCTACAGCCAGCAAGAGCTAGGGCTCGACGGCTAACGCACGCTCACACACGTAAGGAAACACATGGCAACTCGCAAGACACCGGGTGGGCGGCGCGCAGGTAAGAGCGCAAACGATCAACCTGAGAATCAACCCGCCAAGCAGCCGGGCAAAGATGCGCCCGCGCCTAAGGGGAAGGCAAAGCCTCAGGCGGCGCGCAAGGTGCCCGCAAAGAAGGCCGCACCGGCGAAGCAGGCACCGGCTAGGAAGGCCGCCAAGGCACCGGCGCAGCGTAAGGGAGCGAATCCGCTGAAAGCCGGCACGCCCGCACCCATGCCGCCCGTAGAGAAGAAAGAAACGGCCAGCGTGCTCAAGCGACTGGTAGGGCGGCCGACTGTCTACCGCGATGAGTTCGTAGACATGATCCTTGCGTTCTTTCGCATTGACGTCGAGCGCTCAGTAGAGGTGACCAAGGCCGATAAGGAAGGCAAGCCGATGACGGTCACTGAAACCGTGCTCAATCGCTTCCCGACGCTCGAACGTTTCGCCGACTCAATCGGGGGCACGCGGCAGACCCTTCACGACTGGTCTGTAGCGACCGAAAAGGACGGTAAGACCCTCAAGCACCCGGAATTTTCTTACGCCTACGCGCGTAGCCGGGATTTGCAGTCGGCATTGCTTCAAGAGGGCGGTTTGGGCGGCCAATATGAGTCGCGCCTCGCAACCCTTGCACTGAAGAACATCGCCGGATGGCGCGAGCAGGTTGATGCGCAGGTCACGACGGCCGTCACGACCGCCACAACCGACGAATTGAACGAGGTGTACCGGCAGGGTATCGAGCGGGCGGCGCGTGCTCGTGCAGAGGCAGAGGCCCGCAAGCAGGCGGAATTGCAGCTAGGCGAACAGAACGGGCAGGGCGAGTAAGTGGCGCAAACCCGTATCTCGCTGCCGCTGGACGCCCGCTATCGCTCGTTTGTCGAGCGGTACGCGTTCGATTGCGTGCGCTTCGCTATCGAGGTATGCGGGCTTGTGCCGACGTGGCAGCAGATCGAGCTATTCCAGAGCGTCAGTGATCCGGGCTCGCGCACCTCGGTATCGTCGGGCCACGGTACGGGCAAGACGTCGGGCTTTGCCATCATCGCCCTGTGGCACCTGCTCTGTTACTTCTGCTCGAACACAATCCTCACCGCGCCGAAGATCACGACCGTATCGGATGGTGTCTGGAAAGAGTTCGCCGACCTCTCGACCAAAATCCAGAACGGCCCGCAGTCGTGGATCAGGGAGTATTTCGAGATTGAGTCTGAGCGCGTCTATGTGAAGGGCTTCAAGCTCAACTGGTTTGTCATCGCAAAGACCGCGCCGCGTGGCTCCCCTGAAAACCTCGCAGGTGCGCACCGTGACTGGCTGCTGTGGCTAGGCGATGAGGCGTCGGGTATTCCCGACTCGAATTTCGGCGTTATCACCGGCTCCCTCACGGACGCGAACAACCGCATTGCCATTGCGTCGCAGCCGACCCGGCCGACGGGCTTTTTCTACGACACGCACCACAAACTGAGCCGCGATCATGGCGGCGTGTGGAATGCCCTCGTGTTCAACAGCGAGGAATCGCCGATTGTGTCGGCCGCGTTCATTCTGGAAAAGCGGCAGCAGTACACCGAAGAAGAATATTCGATCAAGGTGCTCGGCGAGTTCCCTGAGAACAGCAGCCGCTTTCTACTTGGTCCGAAAGCTATCGAGGCGGCATACGGGCTCGAAGTCATCAAGCCGGGCGAGCCTTACGGCTGGCTGCTGCCGCTCGACGTCGCAGGTGGCGGCTATCGCGACTGGTCGGTTATGCCTGCGTTCAAGGTCAACGGCCAGGGCGAATACGGCCCGGACGCGCGCCGTGCGCAGCTTACGACCGTGCCGCTGCACTCGAACACCATCAATCCGGCCGAACTGCACGGCCATGTAATCACGGAATCGCGCGAGCGACCGAACTCGAACGCACTGATCGACGCGGGCGGTATGGGCCTGATCGTGTGCAAGCAACTGGACCTTGACGGCTTCGCCAACTACACAAAGGTCAATTGGGGCGCGCCGAACTTCGCCACGGAATACAAGGAACGGTATTTCAACCAGCGTGCGCAGGCTATCTGCGGCCTCTCGCGCGCGGTGCAGGAAGGTCGGTTCGGTATCTCTGCGGACGTGCCTAAGTCGTTCGTCAAAAAGCTCGTGGAACAGGGCTCACGCATTCCCTACAGCTATGACGAAAAGGCCCGCCGCGTGATCGCGAAGAAAGACGACATGCGCAAAGAGGGCATCCCCTCGCCGGACATTTGGGACACATGCTCATTCGTTTTTCTGGAGAACGCGACCGTCTCGCTCGCAGAGGACTTTGACACCGGCGCGGGTGCCGACAACAAGGCCGCCGCGCGCGCTCGCGTGATGGAGAGATTGCAGCAACAGGCCGCACAAAACGCCGCGCCGGCGAACTAGGAAAACCGATGGACGGTAAGGAAAAACCCCTCTCGATAATCAGTCGCACCGATGCAGAAGCGGCCGGGCTCGTGCGCTTCTATACCGGCAAGGCGTGCCGCCACGGCCATACGGTCGAGCGCTATGTGAAGTCGGGCCTGTGCGTGGAGTGCAACCGCGCGCGCTCGCGTGTGACGGTAAAGGCGCACTACGGGCGGCACAAGGCCCGGATTCTGGACAGCAAACGCACGTACTACGCGAACAAGAAACAGCAGCAACAGGCCGCCACGCAGGCGACGGAATAACCCTCAACCAACCCATAACTATGACGAACAAGGTAATCGCGCTGACGGCTCTCGACGGCAGCAAGTGGCATATCCCCGCCAAGGTCGTAGAGGACTCGTACAACGGCTACTACAAGGGCAGGCGCGTTGCGGATGATGATGACCTCGCCGACTGGGCGCAGAACAATATGAACTGGTCGGACGTCAAGGCGCACGCCCTGCAGGTGCAGGGAGCCGACGAAAACAACATGGAAGACTCGTGGGCGAATGGCGAAATGGAAGTGATCGACGCGCCGCCGCCTGAGCCTACGCCGCCCGCTGTACCGGCCGCGCCCGCCGTCGCGCAGGCATTCCCGATCACTCGCAAGATGCCGACCAACGCGCTCGACAAGCTCTTTAAGAATGCCGGGCTCGTGCGCGGTGTCGAGACGTCGATTGTGCTGGCGCACGATGCGGACCCGCTCGAAGTGATTCAGGCCATCGCCGCCGATGCGCTCACGCAGGAAAAGACCAAAGAGCGTCGCCTCGTGCTCGAAGGAATCCGCCTGGCATGCGAGCGCACGATTGCCCTGCAACAACCGGCGCAGGTGAAGGCATGAGCGGCGATATGAATATCCGCATTTCGCCGGACAGCACCGGCCCGGTCGAAATCACGATCAAGGGCGGGCACCTCGTGCTCGGCGGCGTGGTGAGTTTCGACCGCGAGGCGCACTTTGATGGCACGGTCACCCTCGATGGCGCGCTGACCCATACGGTGCCCGTCTCTGATCCGGTTGTGCAAGAGACGTTCGCGCAGGTCAAGGCGGCGAGCGATGCCGATACGGTTTTCGTGACCGTCCCGATGGACGCGCCGCACCACTTCTGGACCGAACTCGCTGACATGATCCGCGCAGAGACGGACAAGGCGCACAACGAAGGCAGGCGTTTCCGCTGCATTCTGCTGCGCGGCTCGGACGTGACGCTGGCAAGCGAGGCGGCGCAACTGCTCACGCGCGCCGAAATGATCGGCCTTTACAACGGCATGAAAGAGGACGCCCGCACGATTCTCGCGAACGTCGAGCCGGGTGACCACGGAGACGCGATTCTCGAAGCATTCGGGCGGCGCGTTATCGAGGCAACCATGCAACGCCTGCACCGCATCGGGGAACTGGCATGAGCGGCTTTCCCGACGCACACACGGTCGCGCGCGTGCGCGTGCTGTACGAGGAAATCGACAAGAGCGAGTCAGAGGAAAGCGCCTTGCGTGCCGCCATCAAAAAGGCGCAGGCCGACCTCGCCACACTCGAAATGGCGCGCGTGGACAAAGAGCGCGAGCGCGCCCAGCTCATGCGCGCAATGGACCTCATTCCGGACAACAACGGCTATTACGAGCGGCGCGACGAATTTGTACGCCTGCTCATTGCGCAATCCATCGTCAATCCGCTCGCAATGGTGAGCAACAAAGGGGAAAAGTAATGGCCATCGCATTGATGCTCGCACTGAATTTTGTCGTTAGCTGGATCAATTGTTGGTCCGTCGGCGGCATCTGGCGCGAGTCGCGCGCATTGGGCGGCGCGTTCGTGCTCGTGGCGCTGCTCGTGGCGTTCGCCCTTGCTGGCGGCTTCATCCTCACGGCCGTCCTGATCCGGCGTTACTCGCGCCGCCTCTCGATGCCGCAACAGGTCGCGTAAGCATGGGCCTCAATCCGTGGCTCGTATGGGCCATTTTCTGGCAGGCCGTCGCGCACGGCTGCAACCCCTTCAATCCGCAACAGTCAACGCAACAGGTGAATAAATGAGCGACATTCGCGACGAATTGCTGGCGGCAAACCCGCACGCCTTTGACATGGTCCGCAATGGCGGCACGCACGATCACGGTTTCGTCACCGCTGTGCCGGGCCACTCGCATGGCATCGCACCGTTGGTTGTCGGTCACTCGCACGCACACGCGCACACGATCACTGATCCGGGCCACTCGCACGGTATCAGCGTGAGCCCGGCCGAACGCGCGCAGGCGCTGCTCGACGCCAATGGCGGCGCGCTCGATACGCTCATCGGCCTGATCGAGCGCGGCCCGCTGTGGGATGGCGACGTGCCTAGCAAGGCAGGCCGTGAAGCGCTGTTCGAGCAAGGGCTCGCGGCGCGCGTCATTGTCGATGGCGAGGACGGATATACGGCGGCCACGTATGCGGGCGCGGCGGCCTTTAAGCAGCGTTACGGCGGCGCCACCATCAGGCAGGCCATGCAGGCCCGTAAAACGGCCCGCAACGCGTCGCGCGCCGCCGCACCGAACATCAGGTATGCGGTGATGGTCGGTGACCTGTGCGCGGCATACGTGATCGGCCCGCTCGGGCGCGAGGGCAACGAGGTGCGGCTCACGGTTGACGGCTTCGAATCGACCGCACTTGTCGGCCGTCTCGTGGCTGATCCTGCGCCCACTGTTGCCGCTCAGACGTTTGAGCGCGACGGTGAGGTTTGCGACGCGAAAACGCACCGCTCGATTGGCGGCACCGGCGCGAGAGGCCACAAGGGTGATTTGGGTCGCGTAGTAGGCGGCGCGTGATGGTCGGTGCCGTCATCACTCTCTCAGTGCTGGCGGTGCTGGCTATCGCCGGGTGGGCGTGGTGCGCGGTCGCGTGCCACTCGCACCGCAAGCGCGCAGAAGACTTCCAGCACCAATACAACTGGCTCGAAACGCGTCATGCGCTCGTGTCCGAACAACTCGCCCGCGTGCGGGCTCAACAGAAGGAAACGCAATGAATTTCAGGGAAGTGCTGTTTTTCGTCGTCATCGTCATCGGCTCGTATCTCGGCAAGGCGTTGATCGTCCTGGCTGAATTGCTGTTCGCGGCGGCGCGCTTTGTCGGCGGCTTCATCTTCCGTCGCGGCGTGAGCGCGCTTGTCGTCGCGGTGCTCGTGTTCTCCGTGGTAGTGGTGATCGAAACCATCGGCGAGCCGGGTCACGCCTTCACGGCCGATAGCGCGTTGCGCACGCACGCGCTCGTCGTGTTCCTGTTGCTGATCGGCATTGGCGCAGGCCGCGAAAGCGCGCGAGGTGAGCAATGAAAGAACGCCTCATCGAACTCGCGGTAAATGCCTTGCTCTCGCCTCTGACGCTCGCGCTCATCGTGCTGACGTGGTGGCTCAAAGGCTTGACGGCCGCTGTCGTGTTTCTCGACTCGCATCCCAAAACTGGCACGTTCCTGATTGCCGTGCTGGCGCTCATCCTGTGTTGGCAGATCTACAGGGCGGGCGGCCTGCGAGGCCCGCACGGATGATCCGCATGTGGCTGTTGGTCGGCGCAGTGCTGTCGGGCTGCGCCCATGTGCAGGTGGTGCCGGTCATTAATCCCGACACGCTAGACGTCTCGTGTTGCGTGGCATACGCGGAAATCCCGCCATCGCCGCGGGTAAGCGCGACGGTCACCTATTCCGATGAGAAGGGCGCTAAGGTCAAGCTCGGCGCAAAGTGGAGATTCTGATATGCGAGGAATTGTCATTGTCTGTGGCTCGCTCTCGTATAGCGGGGATATCGTGCGCGAGATAGCGGCCGTCGAGAAAGCATTCGAGTGCGTACCAATGAGCGGCACCATCGAGCTAACCCCGGTGGACCCTGAGCAGTTCGACCGCTTCATCGACGCAATAGTCCGAATGGAACCGCCGCAAATGCCGCAGAAAACGCTAGACGGCTTGCTAGGACGGCTTGACTACCTGCGCCAGCCCGTCGAGTTCAAGGCCGAATGCGAGCCGCCCTATGAGCGGCGCAGCGAGGCCGGACAACTGCGGCGCGAGAACATATGGCGCGAGAAGCAGGCGCGCGCGCTGTTCAATGCCCGCGTGAATCAGGAACGGCGCAAGCGCAAGCAGATGCGCGGCATCGGTCGCCGATAGCGGCGGGCTGTGATAGCATCGCGTCTATCGGGCGATGGAACTACCGGACTGGACCGGCCAAAGCGACGGTTGTTTACAACTTCGTGAGTTTCAACCTAAGCAGTCGAAAAATCCGCCCGCGTGGCGGATTTTTCTTTTGTGCAGCAGGCGTGCAAAAAGCCTGATCGACAACTGTGTCGTTTTCGGGGGCGATAAATCGCTGAAAGCCAAGGCTGGCGGGGCTTTGGCCATGGTCGACAACTTTGCATGTTTTGTTGCGGTTGCGGCGCAATGGCGGTTCACGATACCCTGGAGGAATTATGGCGAGCGATGGCGGGAGTGGCGGCACGCGGTGCGACTACGAGGTTTTGCCGCGCGCGCCGGAAGTTGGGGGGGGATGGCGATTGCGCTTGCTGCAAGACGGTGTGGAAGTGGGCGGCGGCGTGTACCCGGCTGATCCGATGGCTGCGGCATGTACAGGCATTGCTTGGTGGAACTGCCTTGACGGGGAGACGCGCAGGGAATGGATGCGGGCGGCAGGAGATACCGGGCGCGTCGTGGATGCCTACGGTGCGTACCTTCGGAACGAGGCGCATTGCGAGGCGATGGACGCAGGCGACGCGTGGATTCTGTCTCTCTGAGGCGACATAGCGCGCCGCGCGAGCCCGCGAGAATGCGTCAAAATGTGGGTTCACCACAGAGGAGCCATAGCCATGCCCGCCCGTATTCCGCTTGACCCGATATTGCCGGATAACTTCGACAACACGCCCAATGAGGACCGCAGCGCAGCGGAACTCGATGCCTGGTGGGATAAGCCATTCGGCGTGACGATGGATGACGGCAAGATCGACGTCCGCTGTCTGAATGGCGGCGCATGGGACCGGCCGACGTACTGGGGCGTAGCCGATGACTACGAGGCCGCCTGCGCGCTCGCGGAACAGCAAATGACGCGATGGAACGAATACCGCTCGCGCCCGGTGCTCAGGGGTAGCGCTGATCGTTTCTTTGCGGTGATCGTATCGCTGCGTCCCGGCGTGCCGGAACAGGTGCTTGAGGAATTTGGCTCCATCGAAGAAGCGAGCGCGTGGATGCACAAAAACTATCCGGGGTGACTTGCCATGTCGCGATACCGCTACACCGTCGAGCCGCGCGCTGAAGCCTACGGCGGCGGCTATCACCTGCACCTGTATGTTGGCGATATGCGGGTGCGCAGCGAAATGTTTCCGGCCAATCGACACGAGGAACCCCGCAAGGGCATCGCGTGGTTCACTGCGCGGCCTGAGGTTGAGCGTGCGAAGTGGCTGAAAGAGGCGAACAGTGCGCGGCCGGTCGATGCCTGGGGCGCGTACCTGCAAATGCTGGCGCTCGATGAGGCCAGAAGCGAGGGGGATTTGTGGCTTGCGATGCGCCAATGATAACGCGGGCGCAAGGCCCGCGTGTGTGTCGTGCTCGTTGAGATTTTCAGCGAGCCTTGGCGATTTCAGACGCGGCCCATGCGGCGTGTTGTTTGGCTTCCTGCATCAGAGTTTTCAACTCAGCGGCTTGCGCAGGATCGTCCGCGCTCATTGTTTCGAGCACGGTCATGAACACGTTGGCCTCGGTGAAGGCGCTCGACAGAGCCTTTGCGCGGTCGAGCGGCGGCGCGCCTGCTTCCAGTGCTACTTTTCCTTCGATGACACTGCGCGAAATTTCCATGATGCCGCGCATCACGGTTGTATCGAACTTGACATGCAAGAGGTGGGGGCGATTCATTGCGGCCTCGTGTGGTGGATTAGAACGCCATTATGCCGCGCCTGACTAGTCGCCATGCGTTGAGAGTGGCCGGTGCTGCAATCCTTCCGGCTTTGCGGTCCAGAGTACACCGCGAACGGTACGGCCGCGCGTCAGCCCGCGCTATTCCCCTCTCACTGCTGGCGACTGGCCGGATTTGGTGTGCTGGCATTTAGGCCCATTACCGGACGCTGCCGCGCGTTCAATCGCCATGAGTGAGTGTGCGGACCCTTCCTCCGCTCGTGTCCCGGTAGCTTGGACTTTAACGCCATGCCCCACCACTCGCACGGTCTATTGCTTTCAGGCTCCGCGCCGAACGCTACATCGTTCAATCGACGCTTTCCTTACTGACTCACCGCCGCCCTCGGTTTCGCATCTGTTGAGAGTGCCGGGCGCTAATCCGGCTCTGGTATTCCGCGTCGGCTACGTGCCTCGTGTGCAGTGGGCTTCGACGGGCTTTCGCCCTCTACTGGTGTCACTGCTCGTCTCACTTCGCGCCTGCCGCTCCAGCCCTGCTCTATGGCGTGTCTGCTTTCCACGCTGACCCTCAGAACGGCCGACGGGATTCGAACCCGCGACGATACCGGCCGATACCCAGAGATACACAGGGCCGCTAAACCCTGCACAGCGCTCCGCTCCCCATACGAGGGGTGCTCTACCTGACTGAGCTACGACCGTTCTGAGAGTGCTTTCACGTTTCGCGCTCGACGCTCGCATATGGCAGCGTTAAGGAATTGAGAAGTGACCCTACGAGCAGCCGCGCCCACCGACTGCCGCCGAACCCTCGACGTGAAAGCGAGGCCAGTCTATCAGTGCACTCTCATGCGTCAACTGTTTTTCGCCGCCTCGCGGGCGATATGCAACAGCCCCTGCGCGATCACCACGTTCGCATTGTGCGCGACGTCGGCCGCACCGTTTTTCAGCATCATGAGCGGCATGTGCGCGGCTATCTGCTCCCACTCGGCGAGCAGTGCGGCCGGGTTCGGGTGCGTCTTGAACAGCACGCCAAGCGCGGCCGTGAATACCGTGGCCGTGTCGGCACCGTCTGATTGAGGCAGTTCCATCGCAAAACCCTCCATACTGCAAAATGCAGATACAGACCGGCGCAAAGATCGGCCTTTTGCTAATATCTATGCTATGAAAAATGCAGACTTCCAACATAGCCTTGCGGTGCTCGGATGGAGCCAGCGAGCATTCGCGCAACGGTTCGACGTCGATCCAACGACGGTGTCGCGTTGGGTGAGTGCGGGCAAGTTTCCGAAATGGGTGAGCGAGTATCTATCGCTCGCGGTGCGCGTGAAAACGCTGCTCGACTAGGCGGCGCGTTCATTGTCGATGAGACGGCGCAGGCGCGTTTCGTCGGTGTCGCTGACGTCCCAATGGCGCAGGAACCCGGTGAGAATCGTCTCTGCGGTGCCAAGGTATGCGCCGTGCTGTTTGCTGCCGGGCGGGTGCTCGCGGGCCTGTACGATGCGCCGCATGATCGCGGCGCGCACCGTTTCTAAGTGCTGCTCGTATGTCGGGTCCGGCTTCATGGTGTTGAATCGGGAATCCTCGTTGGGCGTTGACTAGATTCCGTCCGCCATCTTCTGTGGCGAAACCCAGTTGCCGAATTTCAGGCCGACAAAGGCGCGCATGCCAGCAAGCAGATATGTCTCGCTCCATTTATCGGTCCACTGCGGGCAGCGATACTTCATCGTGCCGTCACGTTTCTTTTTGCACTCGATAGAAAGGCCTTCGCGTTCAAGAATCGGTCCACCTACGCGCCAATCGATAGAGGGGTTGTAATTCATGTAATCATCCGGCTTGCGGTCCTCAAAATCTACCGAAGGGTCTAAATCAGGCAAAACCTCGTGCTCGAATGCGAAACTGGGTGCGAAACAGCCAGAAAACGGGTCGTCGTTCGGCCGGGACAATATCACCGCTCGCTCGATGCCGTCCGCACGCGCAACCCAGTAATCAAGTTGAGGACCGGAAAGGTCGGAGACTTTCAATCGCTTCATTTCGTGATGCTCGGTCCAAAATCACGAATTATAGGCTAGGAAAAAGAAAGCGCTCCCTCTGTTCGCGCCGTTGGAGTAGGCGAGGGAGCGCTTTGTGCTGCTAGAAAAATGTTTGTGGCTTTAGCCGCCGTGTGCGTGGCAGTAGCCGCCGTCTTCGCGAAGCTTTTTCCAGTCTTGTGCCGACAGGGCTTGAGGCCTCACGATAGGATTTTTGCAGCGCTGCCCCTTCACTGTCGTTCCTGAGCAGTAGACAAGCCCTTGCGATTCAAACCATTCGAGGTATTCAGCTTTCGTGAGACCGACGAGTTCGGCATAAATAGCCGTAGGGTCATCGGCCAGCCTTAGAACCTGCTCAGGGGTGGCGTCAATCCATTCAAAACCGCCCATTCCCGGCACGCCCACCGTAAGCGCACATTCTGTGTATCTTGCTCGTACATTACATCCTGCACCGTTTGCTCGTGCAAGGGCCTCAACAACCGCCTTGCTAATTTCACTTTGATTCATATCGGGTCATCGAATCATTCGAGGTCACTGGGGAGAGCGAACGAAATAGCGATTTCGTGGCCTGATCGACCAATTTTGTGCGTCACAAAATCAACCATCATCGAAACACTTCCGTAAATACCCAGTTCTTCGCCGAACTTTTCCTTCAATTTTTGCTCGGGATAATCGGATGGAAATAAATCACGGCTGATATCGAGATACTCTCCCTCGCGCGGAATATGATCTAGATCGATTGTAAAATCGATATGGTCGTCGCTCGATGCAAATGAATAGTGAAACTGTACTTTCATGCCGGTTCATCCTTTGTATCAAATTGAACGTCGTAGCCAAAGTGCGCCAGCACAACCGCACGACACACGGCAATCGCTGCCGTCTCGCCGAATCCGGTTCTCCAAAGGCCGTCACGGTGCGGGACGTTTGACGCCCACTCATTGATTGCCGGGCGGTATTCAAGCGTTGGCTTGAATCGCTCGATGACAGTCATAGCATCGCGTGGATTGCTCGAATACTGCGGGCACACGCGCGCCGCGCCGCGCTCGCCATAGGCGAGCCAGTACATATGCGGTGCGGTCTGATTGTGAATATGCCGCTCGCTGCGCTTTTCGCCCAGGGCGATAGCAACCCATACATCGAGCGTCGCGCCGGTGAGTTCAGACACCTTCATTCAATCCTCGCTAAAACGAAACGGTAATGCCGCCGCCAAGCTGCGCGCAGGCGGAAATGAACGTGCGAATCTGTCTAAGGCCATCGGTATCGAGTGCGGCTACAAACTCGCGGCGGCCGTGGCGTTCGAGGCAATACGTGCGAAACGCTTCTAGGTCGGTCGGCGCGTCCGCTTCGAGGCGTGCCGTAGCCTCGGGCGAAATGTTGTCCATATCGTCTCTGAACGGATCGCGTTGAGCGTGGTTGTCGAAAGGCCGGGCGAGCGCGATAACCAATCCGCCTGCATCGCGCCAGCGCAGATCCGTACTCAGATCATCTTTCGCCCAAAGGTGCATTCCCATTTGATCCTCAATGCAATGCGCGCAGGCGCTTCTGTTCCTGAAAATCCGCCCACATAACGTCGAACTGCTCGCGCGTCATGTCGGGCCTGAAAGAGCGAACCACGTCGAACCATTCGTTCGCGTCGTATTCGTTGAGCCTCGCTTGCTCGGCGTCCGTTTGCGTCATAACGTCCTCGCAGCATATCCGGCATAGTCGAACGTAGCGGACAGCGTGACTGTTTCTGCAAGATCGGCCCGCCGCGACACCTGCGCGCCGTGACTTTCGGCCGTCTCAATCTCAACCTCTACGCTCGCCAGTTCTTCCGGCGATAGAGCGTAGTACGTGGTGTTTTCGGTGAATGACATGTGCCACTCGTCGGAACCTGCATCGGGCTCGATGGGCTCATACGCCTCGCGGGTGAGTTTCACGAACGCGTAACGCCGCGTGATCTTCACGTCAATCGCGATCACGTTATAGCCTGCCTTGCGCTCGCCACGGCGGAACCTGTTACGCACGGAGCGGCCATTGACGATGATGGATTCAGGGATAGGATCACGGTGCCCGGCTTCAATTTGCTCAGGCTCACATTGTGGAAAGCTCATCAGCCGTTTCATTCGGTTTTCTCCGCTTTGGCGGCTTCGTGCTTTGCCTGAAACGCGGCCGTGACACGGTCGAAAATACCCGCGCGCATGGCCGTGTGAAGCACCGCGCGTAGGTAGACCTGCATCACCGTATCGGATGCCGCGACCTCTGCTTTCAGGCGGCGATTCGTGGCTTCGGCCACGCCTAGAACGATGGTTGCCAGTTGGTCGAGCGGATCAATCGGTTCCGATCTAGGTTTGCGCGTGCGGCCCTGTTTGCGCACCGCCACGGCAACGGCCTCGCTCGCGAGGTCATCTAGCCGCAGTTCGTCGGCGATGGCCGCCGTGCTGCCCTCGTGGTGCGGCGTCGCGGATTTCAGCAGCGCATCGAGCGCGGCTTTATCGACTAGGATTTTCATGCGGTTATCACTCGTGGCGGTCATTGAGCCTTAATTGTATGTTGTCACGAATGATTGTGCAATTCACTCAGTCCCATACTCGCTTGAAATTGGCCGTGCGCACGTATTTTTTTGCCCTCAGGTCATAGACGATGTTGTCGGGCGCGCACTCATCAATGTAGGTACGGATATCGTTAGTGGCCTGAGGCATCGAGATACCGAAATAGTCAATGAGTACAGCGCGACTGACCGAACCGTAATGCGCTACGAGGCAGTCGATGAAGCGTAGGCGTTGCTCAACTGCATATTTAAATCTCGGCACAACGGACTCCTTTTTCTGAGTGGGTTATTCAAATAATCCCGGCTGGCCCTTGATCGGCTCGAACACCACGCGCGCCGGGCGGGCCTGAATGATCGAATCGTAGCCGCGCATGTCGCGCACGGTGATATAGACGGGCGGGTAGTGGACGTTGTGCCCGGTTAGCCGCTCGCCCACATAGACCGGCTCGCGCTTCACTTCTGGCGTCCGTTCGTGCGATGGCGATTCAGGATTTGCTCGAACGACTTGGCAAGCTGGCCGCGCAGATACACGTATTCCTCATTGTGTTCGCCTGTGTCGTGCTGCAGGATGCGAAAGGCTTCCTCAAGCAAATCGCGCACGACGGGAGATTCCTTTTTCGTGCTCACGCTTACCTCACGTCGGGTTCAAGGCCAAGGGTCGAGAAAAGATCGCGGGGCGCGCCGCCGACAAACTCATCATCGACGGGCTTGCCAAACAGGTCCGTCGGGCAGGTTTTGTGTGCCATCTTGTCGTTGTCGTCTAGGATTGCTTCATGGTACGGCCGAATGAGGCCTTTGCATTTCGTGCATCGATCTTCGCTCACGGTGCCTCCTTTTGAGTGGGCGGGTTATTGCAGGTGTCGCAGGGGATGCCGCGCTTCGCGTCGCTGTAAGTGCACGTTACCCAGTCTGTCTTAGTGCCGCAACGCGCGCACGCGAATTTCGCGATCACTGGCGCGCCGTCATCGTCGCTATCGCCTGCATCTACTACGTGCATTCGAAGCACGCGCGGCGCACGCGGCTTTTCCGGCACTTCGCCGAATAGGTCAATCATGCTTAGTCTTCGCGGGTAGCAGGCCAAGGGATTTCGCGCACGAGGGGCAATAGTCCTTGCCCTTGTGGCGCACGAAACGATCTTTTGCGGCATTCGCGCGCGCCTCGCGCATGGTCGGCGGATCGGCAGCGGTCGCGCCATGTGTCCACATGCTGCAACCGTCGCCGTCGCAGAACACGTCAGCGGTATAGACGACGCTCATGCGTTGCCCCGTTTGCTTTCCCACAATTCGCGCAGCAACGCGTCTTTGTCACTATCCGTCAACTCCGCGAGCCAGTCATCGAACGTCAGTTCGTCAGCGTCGATATGGTCTAACTGCGGGTCCGCGCGCGGCTTGTTCGTCAGCACTTCGATGCGCGCGAGCGCTTCGTTGAAGTATTTCCAGCGGTCTTTCAACTGCACTTCCAGCGTGCTAATCCGCGCCTGCAATACGGCCTCACGGTCGAGCGCGTCCTGCGCCTTGACCCATTCACCATCGAACTCGGCGCGAGGCGTCACGCCCGTATCGCATTCGTCGCAGGCGCACCCGCGCAGGTCGAACCGCTCGAACTCAAATCGTTTGCTCATGATTTCCCTTGTCGTCGGGCAACGTTACCGGCGTGATTGCCGCCTGATACGCGTCCCACATGTCTTGCTTGTGCGCCCATGTGTATTTGCCATCGCTGCCGATAGCGTGCGCCGACGAATCAGGTTCAATGCCCTCGGCGCTTGGGTGCGTGCGGAAAAACGCCTCGAAGCGCTCGCGCAACGGATGACGCTGCATGCCCTCTGCCGTGTGCATCATACCGGCGCGCGCGATACGGTCGCTGCGTTGAAATTCGGTGAGCAGGTCGGAAAGATCATCCGTCGGGATGCTCACACGCGTTTTGTAGCCTTGCTCCAGAAGCGCGGCACTCAGGCGGCGCAAGGGGTCGGCGAAGGTGCTCATGCGTCGAGTTTCCTGAATGTGAGGAAAGGGGCTCGCTTGAGGTCAACAATCGAGGCGTCGAGCCATCCGCGCACATACGCATCGCCCTCAACGGAGCGCAGCAACTGGTGCGCCGCCTGGCCGATCATCGTCAGATACGCCGTTTTCTGCTCGCGCGTCATCGTGGCGACACCGCTTTTCGTGACCGCTTCGATAGCGAGATTCGCGATGCGCGTTTCCTCCGCTTCACTGAGCGGCGGGCCGGGCTCATCGAGCCATTCCGGGCGCGGACCAATGGGCGGCCTCCAGCGTTCCGCGCCATCGGTGTACGTGTAGCCAAGCCCTTCGAGCGTGAGCAGGGCAGTGCGCAGCTTGTTCTCACGCGCCGCCACGGCCGCGACGGCAACCGGGCAATCCACGTCATGCAGCGGGTGCTCACTGCGGCAGTCGTTGCAAATTTTGGTCATTGGTCTACGTCATCAAAGATCGAGCGGGTGCCGTCGGCGTTCATAAACGTGCCGTCCGGTGCGTAGTAATTCAGACCGCGCGAGCGCAGCATTTCCGCGTTCGCATCGAGCGTGCTGCCGTGCGTGTACAGCTTGGTTCCGACGTTGAGCGGGCGCGATGCTTCGATGATCGTGCCGATATCGTCGGGGTTTTCGCGCACGATGGCGGCGGGCGCGCTCGTCGGTGCGGCTTGCTGGCTTGCCTTGATTCGCAGGCTAACGACGGCTTGAATAGCTTCGAGTGAGCCGTAGACCATATGGCCGCCTGCGGTCGTGGCTGCTTCATGCGCGCTCGCACCGCTCAACTGCGGCACATTCGCATCGAGCCATTCCTGCACCTCGCGACCGCTCCACATTTTGCGCAGCATGGTGGGGAAGCGGGGCGGCGCGGCGGGCGTGGATAGTGCGGTTCTTGCAACTTCCGCAATATCAATGATGTTGTACCGGGTGATTTGCAACAGTTGGTACAGTTCACTTTCTGGCAAGGCCTTCATTTCCTCGGGCTTTGCGTCGCGCCACTTTTCAATGTAGCCCTCAAGCCATTCAGCGGTTACGCTAGATTCGAGTCGAGCATGGTCGCCGATGACGGCCGGGGATTCCGCTCGCTTGATGGCTGTCTCTGCCTCATCACGGTCAAAGCCGGGCATAGCGGGCAGAGCATCCGCAACCTCGCGCGGAATGTGGTCGATCCAGTCGAGCGCAGCGCGCAGATAAAACGCGGCATCGTTTCTTTCAGACATTGCGGCTCTCCTGTGCGGCAGTCATGGGAGTCAGCAGCGCGCCCTTAGGCAGGAATGCACGCAGCCGTTCGGCGAGGTTTGCGAGGTCGCTCGCCGCCATCGGCGAATCGTCGCGATTCGCCATGTACCCCGCGAGCGAGTGAAGCATGCGAATGTCGGTATCGGAGACGGCGCGCGGGCCTGCGCTTGCATATGCAGGCGCTTCACTGCAAAGCGGGTGGTGCAAGCCATTCCAGTCGCCAAGGCGGCGGCATCGGCACGGCTTGCTATCGGGCATCGGCATCCAGTGCGAGGGGCCGCCCGGCCCATCGACGGCGCGATTAATCATCCACGTAATGCCGTCGTTCGTGTCGATGAAAATCCAAGGCCACGCCCATCCCGGCGTGTACTTCGCCTGAGAGACACCATCGCTGCCGAACTTAATCAGGATGTTCGAGCCGTCGCGCGGCGCAGTCGCAATCGGTTGCCATAGATCAGGCGCAGCATTGGCGGCGTTGCGGTCGAGTGCAACCTGAAACACCCCGCCCATGTATTCGATGACGTCGTCGGCCGTCGAGCATGAGCCCTTGAATACCTCGCGCGCCGCGTCTTTCGTGCGCGCGATCAGGTCGGCCGATATTATCGGCTCGCGTTTGGTTGTGTCCGTCATAGCTCCCTCATGCCCGCAACAACGTGCGAGCGTCTTTTACGTTGGTGTCCTGCGGGCCGCGCTCGATGACGATGCCGCCCGGCAGGATGATGCGCACCGCGCCGCCCATTTCGTTAGCCAGATCCTGCGCAACTGCGACAGTGAGGCGTTGGATCAGCGGCGGGGTGACTCTGATTGCGCGCGAGTACGCGTTAATCGCTTCGTTTAATTCTCTGGCCGATGGCCTCATTTTCTTTCCCGCAATCTATATGTCTGGAGACTTACGTGTGCGGTGCCTCTGATACAGAGGTCTTATCTCAGACAGTGCCGCTCGGCACGCCTGGGCGGAAGCGCTGCGCACAAACTGCACACGCAGCGCGGTCATTATTATTGAGTGGTCGCGATAGTTGAATGAGCGCAGAAGCATGGGAATCCTCATCTAGTTCAAAGCAGCGAGATTGCTGCTAGGGCTCAAATGTATGTTGTCACGTTTGGTTGTGTCAAGCGGTTTTTAGGGCCGTAGGAAAACCCAAGCCGTATCAGGCCGTATCGAGCCGGACAATTGACGTCGAGTTATGGGGACCAACCGCAGCGCGAAGTGCCGCAGAACAAACGCAGGACATGCGCGGCATAGCCGCTCGAACGTGGGGACGGTCGAGCGGATCAATGGGAATTGATTCGGATTCGCGCACTCTCACCGACTCGCATTTGAGAGTTTGATAATTTAGTTTATGTCAAATGCCTTAAGTAGTCCTAACGGGTTATCACGCAAGCGCGCCGCCCCGCCGCACGTTTCCGCGATGGCCTGTCTCCCTGCGCTCACGCACCAAGCTCGGCTACGGCACTTCGCAACGATGCTCCGTAGTTGATCCATGTGAGGGCAACCGTGCAGAGGCGTACAGGCAGGCCATCGCCCACCTTCCAAGGCTTTGCACACCATGCCAGCAGCTATCTTCAATATCGACTTCGAGCAGGGCATCCCGCGCGACTTGACCGTGTCCGACTGGCGCGACAAGGACGGCAATCTGTTCGTGCTCGACGGATGCAAGTCGCGCGCGCAGTTCTTCGCGGACGCCGATGACCCTACGCCCCTGCTCGACCTCTCGACTGAGAACGGGAAAATCGAGATTCTCAACGGGCGTATCACCCTGCATTTCGATGAAACCGACACCGGGAAAATGACGCCCGTAGACGGCGCGGCTCCCATTGCGCCCGTCATCGAGTGCGCGAAAAAATACAAGGCGGGCGTGTGGGAGTGGCGTATCTGGAATACGCAGAACGTGCCTTTCGCTATGGCGCGCGGTGAGTACAACATCACGCCCGCCCTCTTGCGCGAGGTGACGCCGTGAGTCTGACGTTTGATGACCTCGAAAACGGCGGCTCGATTACCGTTGATGGCGTGAAAGTCTTTGGCGGCTCGCCGAAAGTCGTCGCGGTGACCGTCAAGGGCGAGCCCTCTGCACCCCAGTTCGAGACGTTGCCGCCCGGTGGTCTGTATGGCGACAAGGGCGAGACGGGCGACAAGGGGCCGCCCGGCGATAAAGGGCCGACGGGTGACAAAGGCGCGACCGGCGATAAAGGCCCGACCGGCGACAAGGGCGTTACTGGCGATCAGGGGCCGGACGGTGATACGGGCGATAAAGGCTTGCCCGGCGATAAGGGTGCGACGGGTGACAAAGGCGTCCAGGGCGATGCGGGTCCGCGTGGTGCACAAGGCATGCGAGGCTTTCAGGGCGACAAAGGCCTGCAGGGTGATAAAGGCCTGCCCGGCGATAAAGGAGCGGACGGCGACAACGGCGACAAGGGCCCGACGGGCGACAAGGGCGCGACCGGCGATAAGGGCATTCAGGGCGACACCGGCGATGAGGGTGCGGTAGGTGACAAAGGCCCGACCGGCGATAAAGGCCTGCAGGGTGACAAGGGCTTGCCGGGCGACAAAGGCGCGGACGGCGACGTCGGCGATAAAGGCCCGACTGGTGACAAAGGCCTGCAGGGGGATAAGGGTCTGCCGGGCGATCAGGGCGTGCAAGGCGACGTCGGCGATAAGGGTCCGACGGGAGACAAGGGCTTGCAGGGCGATAAGGGTCTGCCGGGCGATGCTGGCGCGCAGGGTGACACCGGCGACAAAGGCGCAACGGGAGACAAGGGGCCGACCGGCGACAAGGGCGCGCAGGGCGACGCAGGCCCGCAGGGTGAGCCCGGCGATAAGGGCGCAAGCGGCGACAAAGGCGCGACGGGTGATAAAGGCGTTCAGGGCGATGCTGGGCCGCAAGGCGACGTCGGCGACAAGGGTGCGACCGGCGACAAGGGGCTGACGGGCGACAAGGGCTTGCAGGGTGACGCAGGGCCGGACGGCGATCAGGGTCCGCCCGGTGACAAGGGTGCAACGGGCGATAAAGGTCCGACGGGCGATAAAGGTCCGCAAGGCGATGCAGGCCCGGCAGGCACTGAGCCCGGCCCGCAGGGCGATAAGGGGCCGACGGGCGACAAGGGACCGGACGGCGATCAAGGCCCGCCCGGCGATCAGGGTTTGCCTGGCGACAAAGGGCCGACTGGCGATCAAGGCCCGGAAGGTGATCCGGGTCCGGCCGGAACTGAGCCCGGCCCGACGGGCGACAAAGGCCCGACCGGGGACAAGGGGCCGACGGGCGATAAAGGCCCGACGGGCGATCAGGGCGTGGACGGCAATCAAGGCCCGGTAGGCAATCAGGGGCCGGACGGCAACAAGGGAGCAACGGGCGATAAAGGCGCGACGGGCGACACCGGCACCAAGGGATTGACTGGCGACAAAGGCGTCGCAGGCGATAAGGGTGCCACTGGCGACAAAGGGGCAACCGGCGACAAGGGCGCGACGGGTGATCCGGGCGCGGGCGCAACGCCGCTCACGGCAACGGAGTACACCGGCACTGCCCTATCGCTCGCGCTCGTGCACGCACCGGCACCCTCTTACGCTGGCCTCGTGAAAATGAACAACGCGGCAGCGAACACGCTCACGGTGCTCGCCAATGCGACGGTCGCATTTCCGAGAGGCGCGGTTATCAACGTCGTTCAGAAAGGCGCGGGGCAGACAACCATTGTTGCGGGCAGCGGCGTGACGATCAGCACGCCAAGCACGCTCAAAACGCGCGCGCAGTTCTCAACGATTGCGCTCGTGCAAGAGGAAATTGATTCGTGGGTGTTGATGGGTGACATGCTGTGATGATTCCCGCAGTAACGCGCTATCGCGCGCCGCCCGCAGGCTCGGGCATTCAGGTAGTGTCTTCGTCTAACGGCGGCTCGCAGACAAGCAGCGCGACGATTCCGGCACCGTCCGGCATCGTCGCGGGCAACCTGCTCTATGCGCTGTTCACCTGCGATGACACGAAAAGCCCGCTCTCGCTCGCGTGCGCGGGGTGGACGCTGCACACGTCGCTCATTTTCACCACGCACAACGACAACGGCTTTATCGGCGGCTTCTACAAGATCGCGACCGCGAGCGAGCCCGCGTCGTACACATTCAGCGGCGCGACGGTCAAATCCGTCAACATCGGCATTCTGAATCTGTCCGGCGTCAACCAGTCCGACCCGATCAATTCCGTCGTTCCGGTGACGAAGAAGGCGACGGCTGCGACGTCGTGCGTGTTCCCTGCGATCACGCTGCCGAAAGCGCTGTATCTGCTGCTGATCGCGGGGCAAGGGGGGAGTTTTTCGGGCAGCGTGTCGAATGTGTTCACGCCGCCAGCCGGTTATACGATGGGCGTCTCATCGACGTCACAGTACAACCAAGGTTCGAACTACGATGCTGAATCGTCGTTCGGCGCGCTCTCTAACGCGGCTGTCGCGGCCGGTGCGCAGACTCCCGCGCCCGGCACGTTCAACGTGTCGTATGCGTATGGCGCGATCAACGTCGCGCTCAATCCCGCCTAGAAAAGCGCGTCCTGTCTGTCATCGACGGGCGCGCTCTTTTTCTTGACCGGCGCAGTCAGCCCGGCCTTTTCATTGTCGAAACGTACCTGGCTGATTTCACTCGCGACGCGTCCAAGCATCGCGTCTGTGTGGGCGACGTCGCCCGGCACATCAGCCTTTGGCGCGGCGGCCTTTTTCTCATACACCGTTCCGCCCGCTTTCAGGCTCGAAACCAGCCCTTTGATGGCATCGAGCGCGCTGGCGTAGGCTTTGGCCTTGCCGGGCACGAACCAGCCCGCGTTGTGCGGGATATCCTCGTTGCGAACGCATCCAAGCTCGCCCGCGAGCACGCCAAGCGCTTCCTCTGTCGATTCGAGCAGGCGCGCGGACGGCGGCGCGGTGAGAACCGGGCGCGACGGCGCAGCGGGCGCGGCGATAACCATCGGCGGCGCGCTGACGGCCTGCGCGGCCGTGCCGATAAGCTCATCGCCGATTGCCTCATCGGGCGGCGTGTTCGGGCCTTTCGTGTCCTGCCATTGCATTACGCGCGTGAAATCCTCGCGATTGGGAAGCCAGCGCACCGCGCCTTCCTCAACGATGGCCTTGCGCAATTCCCATGTGTCACTGAGCACGTACCCGGTAATGTGGAACCGGCAGCGCTCGATAACGCGCGCCGCCCTCTCGTTCGTGGTCGGCGAGACACGCGCGAGCGACGGCTGCGCGGGCTCGTGCGGCATGAGCAAGGGTATGTCACCGTGCTCGTACGCGCGCTCGAATGCCGCGCGCAGTGCGTTCGCGGCCGTGTTGTTCATCGGGTAGTGAGTCATGGGGCGAAAAGGGAATGCAGGTTAGACGTCGTCGCGCGTCAGCCCGGTCGCATACAGCGGCACATAGCCGCCGCTGATCCAGTACGGCGTACAGCACTCGGCAACCGGGCACGCAATCTGTGCGAACTTCTCATCGGGTGCCAGGCGAACGAGGTCAACCGGCGAGCCTTCGAGGTCCGACAAGATGCCGGACAGTTCATTGGTTGTGAGCGCGTGGCCGCATGTCGGACATACGGGCGTGGGCTGACGACGGGTGTCAAATTCAGCGGACATGATTATCTCCTGTTGTGGGAGATAGCTTTATAGCTCCGCTTTCGCGCGCTCGCGGGCCTCGTGTTCCGAAACCTCGCGCGCGTATGCCTTCGTGAGCATCGTGTTGTCGCGCGTGACCGTTGCGCCGGTGTGCGTGACGGGCACCATAATCGAGAGCCATTCGACGGCCTTGCGACTCACGAGCGCGGGCCGCTCGCACGTCTCGCACAGGTAGTCGGTCGGGTCGGTCGAAGTGTTCTCATTCATGGTGACGCGCTTGAAATCGCCCTCCGTTGCGTCGCGCAGAATGAGCGTTTCGCCGGGGCATACGTCGTGCCACCAACCCCACTCATCGCGCGGTATGGTCTGCTCCATTTCCTTGCGGGTTTTCAGTTTCGCGAGATAGACGATCACTTCAAATGCTCCGGTGTGACGTCGCGGACAGCCCAGTCCTTAAACGCCTTCATTGTCATGTAGCCGTGCGGCCGGTCATCGCGCTCGCTGTAGAACACGGCTCCCTTGCCCTGTTTGTAATAGTCCTCATACGAGACGCTATCCCACGTCACGCCGTACCCGCTGCCGGGCTTGTGGATGCTATGGACATAGCGCACCTCGCCGGTGCTGCCGCGATACGCGCCGCCGCGCCGGATCTTGAAGCCCTTGCCGGTGTCGTGCTCGTGAATGATGTTCATCAGTCAGTGTCCGCTGCGACGTCGGGATAGTCGGCCGCCAGCTTTTCGACGTCGGCTGTATGGCGCGCAAGGCTCGCGCGCGCGTCGGCAAGTTCCTTCTCAAGCCGCTCAATGTGCTCATTGGTGAATCTGACGGCCAGATGAGCGTTGCGCTTCGCCCACGCGACAACCTCTGTCTTTTTGGTCGAATGCGTGTTCTCGTACATCATTTCGCCGTCGTGCGTGGCGTTCGGCCATCCCGGCACTTCACACTTGCGCTCAATGATTTCGCCGCCGTCATAGGTGTAGACGGGAATCGAGGCCTCAAACGTGTCCGCCGTCGCGATCAGGTGCGCGAGCGTAGCGGGCTCGGCTTTGAGCAGTGCTGGATAGTTCTCGCGCAGAAAGCGCGGGAACGTCTCGTTTTCCGTGAGCGCGCCCGTTTTCGAATTGATCGTTGCGAGATTGCCGACATAGCTTGATCCGATCAATACGTTGTCGCCTACGACCTTCATATGATGCGTGATCGCGAACGTCTCTTTCAGCAGTTTCCAGCCCATTTGATTCTCCTTTGGCCTCAGGCGGCCGGTGCGAAACCCATTGCGAAGCGCTGCGCTGTGGCCTGAAATGCCGCCAGCGTGGCCGCCGCGTTAAACGAAATCGGTGCGCGTGCGGGCGCGGCGGGCGGCGCGACGTCTTCGCAGATTGCCTCGTACAGGTAGACCGTCGAGCCCTCGCGTTGGCCGTCGGCGACGCGGTGCAAACGGCCGCTCATTGCGAGCGCAGTGAGGACCGGACCTAAGCGCTTATGGTGTACGTGCACGATGGCGCAAAGCGGCTTGAGCCGCATCGAGCCGTGCTCACGAAGCGCGGCGATTGCAAGCCCCGCGATTGCCTCATCGGTTTGTGGTGGTCGCTGAGTTTTCATGGAAAGAGTTTGGTGAGCACTTCGTTGATGCGGATAACCGCGTCGCGATACGCAATGAGTGCTTCTGTGTATCGCCTCTCAAACTGCAGGTGCGAAACGTCGCGGCCGTTCGCGAGCCGATCAGCGCGGATGATCCGCTCTGCCTTGATGCGCAGGTCTATGCTTTTGTCGCTGACCATCAGAAAAGCCCTTCGAACAAATCACCCTGTACGGGCGCGGTGATGACGGGCGGCGTGCGTAGTGTTTCCGCGTAGCGTCGCCGCCTGTTTGCCGCCCATTGCATCAGAACCGCGTGCGCGCCGGGCAGGTGCCGCTTTGCCCTCGCCTGCGCGAGGAACACGCGCGCCATGTACGCGTGCCCTACCCGCTCGCTCATTGCGGCGTGCGCAAGAGGTAGTAGCAGAACGCCGACGTGTGGCCCTCTTTGCGGCACTGGCGGTAGTCCTGATACATCGGATAGAACCAAGCCGCCGCGCAGAGAATCAGCGTGATGAGGCCTGTTGCAATGCTGAATGCGTTGTGCAGCTTGTGCACTTCGCTCACGTCGCCTGCGCTCATTCGGAACCCCGTTTGTGTGTAATGAGCCTCAATCGTATGTTGTCACGGTTGAGGCTGTCAATAGACATGTCTATGGGTGTGGGCGAATTAAATCGCGGCGGATTCGAGCAACGCGCCGCCCGGCACGAGCATTTCCGCTGCGCTGCTCGCCGCCGCCCTGTAAATCTCCAGTTCCTTATCGCGCAACTTGATCGTATTCGCCTGCTCGCGGATCAGATCGAACATGGCGGCGATGTTGGCCGGACGCACGAGCGTGATGTATTGCGCCAGCGCGTAATCGTCGGCCTCATCCATCGAGTAATTCGAGACGTAGACGTGAATGAACTCGTTAAGCGAGTCGTCCTCGTGACGCGTGCCGACACGAACGCCCTTACCTTCCGGGTCCGATTCGGCTGCCCACTGCTCGCTGTAATGCCGGGTGATCGAGCGCGCGGCGTTTTCCAGCGTGTCATGCTCTGCCGTTAGTGCGCCTTTGCCCGCGAGCGACTTCAGCTTGCGGATTGCCTCAGGCAGTTCGCATTCGTCGCCCGCCTCGATGCCGAAATGATCCATGCTCATACGCAGGTATGTGAGCATGCGCTCGGCGTGATCGCGCGCCATCATTACGCCCTGTGCGACGTTGTCGGGCGTGCGCGTGAGCGAGCCCATACCCAATGCGTCGGCGATCAGCGCGAGCGCACGCGCGGCCGGTTCGCGCTCGAAAGTCGTCAGACGGCGGTGAATCTGTTCGAGCATCATCGCCGTGACGTTTTCGAGGTTTTCACGCGGCACCACGCTCAGGGCGCGCTCGGCGGTGATGAGTGCAGGCAGTTGCGTGAGATTCGCGTGATTCTGCAGAAAGCTCGTGAGCCAGTCGGCGAGGTCTTTCGCCTCGATGTTGATATGCCCGTTCGCCTTGAACTCGACATAGGCGCGGTGCATCTGCGATGCCGCCTCATACGGGTCCATACGGCCGGTGAGCGTGCACAGGCCCGGACAGAGCAGCGTCTTGACGTTGTGCTGCCGCGCCTGCCTGAGTGCCGCGCGCATCGCCTGATAGGCGTGATCCGTGCCGCTAACGATGCCAGGTACGCGCATGGTCGGTGCGGCGATCAGAAGCGGCACTTTGGCATGGCCGGTCTTTACCGTGATGGCCTCGCCGACGGGCAGGCCATCGTCATAGAAGGTTCCGATAGCGGCCTGCACGCGCCGCTGAATCTCGATACCGAACTGGCGGACATACGCCGCGTCGATGCCGCCATCCATCCGGCCGAAACTGTTGGCCGGGCTCACGATGGCATCGCCGGTGAGCGTCAGAATGTTGCCGTTCATCACGGTCACATCGGGCACGCCTGCGAAAATGGTGTGCAGCGCGTTCGCAACGTTGGCATTGGTGTCGCAGAATTTGATTTTCATTGTTTGCTCTTGCGGTATAGGGAAACAAAGGCGTCAACATCGTCGGGATGGACAGAGGCAGTCGATTCGCCGCTGATCCAGTGCACCGAATACTGGCCGCCCGGAAACGTGAAGTGAAGCTCGATAGGCATGCGCTCATCGCTCTTGACGCGAGCGACGTGGTGCAACACCGCGCCCGGATAGCGGGCCGCCAGAAGCTCGCAGGCCATGTCTTCGAAATCGGCCTGATCGCGCTTGTCGCGTTGGTAGTACGCGTGACACTCTTTGCAGCAGAACACGAACTGTCCAAGGTAGACGGGCTCAGGCGTCTCATCATCGACCCAGTCTGTGCACTCCATGCACTCGAATCGCCAGTTGCCCGCCTCGATTTGCGCTTGCGACGGCACCGGGCCGGGTGCGTACTCATCGAACTCTGGCGCGCGCCAGCAATACTCGACGTCCTCGAACCCGCAATTGAGTTCGTTTGCGCCTCTGGCGCGCGCCGCCCCATTGGTGCGCCCGAACACCACGGTATAGCCGTCGTCACCGTCGTGGACGGTGTACGCGCGCAGGGGCTTCTTTATATCCGGCGCGCTCATGTCAGACGATCCTGTAAGAGTCGCAACGTTCTTCGTCGGTCATTTCGTAGGCGTCGAGCACGGCCGGGCGCGGCGGCACAACAACATCATCGTTGTCCGATGCCTGCATGTGCACGGCAAGCGCCCAGTCGTGTACCTGAATGCACTGCTCAAGCGTCCACGTTGCGATCACGTCGAGCGGCACCTCTTTGATATCGCCGACCAGCATCAGCGCGGTTTGAATGCTCTCGTCGTCGCGGGTGTACTGCACCATGTCAAGCACGGCCGTCTGTGCCGGGACAGCGGCGGCCGTCGGCCATGCGCCATCAGACGCCTCCGGGCTTTTCGTCAGCGGTAGCTCGGCGTGAAACTTCGAGCCCTTCGGGCACGCCTGCGCATGCGGGCGATCACCGCCGTTCACATGGTCTTTCGTGCGCCCGATAGTCACGATCACGCCGCGTTTCTCCCACTTCTGAGCGAGCGCGAGCGCTTCCATGCTCGCCTCGTAAGGCGTACCGCGCAGCATGTCCGCGCAGTCGTCACCGGCCAGAACATCGTTTTCGGGAACTGCGCCCTTGCCGGTCGAGCCAAAGCCGCCCGCGCCGCGCGCCGTTTCCGAAAGTTCGCCGACTTCGATAATCTCGAACGGCGGCGCATATTCCAGCATTGCCTGAGCGATGCGGTCACCGTCGCGGACCTTGTAGACAGCCTTGCTGTCGTCACCGTCGGCGCGCAGGCTCACCATAATTTCGCCGCGATAGTCGCTGTCGATCACGCCGACACAGTTCGAGAGGCGTACCGCGTCCTTGAAACCCTGCCCGCTGCGCGAGTAGATTTTGAGCACATAGCCGGACGGGATTTCGACCGCGAGCCCGGTGCGGAAAATGCACGCGTGCATGTCCGTCGGGTGCGGCTTAAACGAATCCGCCTCGATGGCGTGCAGGTCGATACAGGCCGCGCCCGCCGTGGCGAACTGGGGGATTTGTGCGTCCGGGTGCAGACGCTTGATGCGAAGTTGAGTCATGGTGTGTGTGGTGATGAGTGAGAGGGTTAAGCGACGCTAGCAAACAGGCGTTTGAAGTCGGCCGACGGCTTGTGTCCAAGGGATTCGATCAATGCGTGCATTTCCTTGATGAGCACGGCCGACGGGTCGAGCGTGGGCAACCAGCGATCAGGTGTCGCGGTTCCGGTGACGTCCATTGCCTCGCGAATAGCGTCCTCGCTGACGGTCTGCCCCATAACGCCCGAAACGCGCATCGCGTAGGCTTCAAGGCTCGAATACTGGGCCGGGCCTTCGCCTTGCTCAACGAAAGAGCAGAGCCGGTAAAACTCTTTTTGCGTCAGTTCCTGCGCGGCCGTCGAGACGGGAGCGGCAGCGGGTGCCGGTGCTGCATCGGGCGAGATAGGTGTGCTGTCTGCTTTCTTCACGGTGAGCGTTTTGCGTTTAGGGGTTTCAGGTGTCGGCGCGGTCGGTGCCGGGTTCTCATTTACGAATCGCTTCATTCGCGCTCTCTCGTTCACGTCGCCGCGTATGTCGTTGGGTGACTTCGTGATGTTGAAAGCGCGCGTGACGCCGTTCGCTGCGCGGGTATCAACAAAGATGCGTGAGTCTTTCTGGTAATGCTTAATCACGTCCAGCCCGACGGCCTTTGCCATCTGTACGAGGTCGCGCGTGCGGTTTGTCATGCGGTCAGTCTCCGTTGTGGGCCGCGTGAGCGTCGATCATGTCGCGGGCCTGCATGTACACCGGCGCGCTCATGTCCAGCTTGCGTTTGTCGTAAAACCCAAGGCGGTACGCAATGCGCATCATCTGATTGGGCCGCCGCATGTGTTCGAGCATGATGAGTGCGCCCGCACAGTGCTGATCCTTGTCCGTCGGCAGCGCGCGGCCTTCATCGTCGTGCGTGAGCGTCTTGTGACACTGAAACGTCTTGTCGTGGCGCACGATGGCATCGCACAGTTCTTCGACGCGTTCGGTGCGCAGATACGGCTCGACGTCAGTGCGAAACGGGCATTGCGCGCACGGCTTTTTGAGGTCGAAATTCATCGCCATTCATCCCGTTTGTTGACCAGCTTCGTCTTTTCGCGCAGGTGGGCGACGGTGTTTTGCTTGCGCCACTCTGCGATGCGCGCATGCCGTTGAGCGTCGAGACGTTGGGTAATCTCGCGCTCGCATTCCGCGATGAACGCCTTGCCTTCCCTCATGCCAAGCCAGAGCACAACGTGCTCGACGGCCTCATAGTCCTGTTCGGTGAGGTCCGGCAGACGTTTCAACGCGCCGTATTGGTAATGGTCCTTAGGTGCGAGCGCGGCCTCGATGGTGCGCACGCCGCCATTGATCCCAAGGTGCCGCACGTTTTCGAGTGCCCAGGCGGCCGCGTAGGCGTCGTGCCGGTTGTCCAGTGCCTTCGCCGCCTTTTCAGCGTCGCCAAGGAAGCACCGGCCGCAGTTCGTGCCAAGCCACTGAATGAACGACGCCGCGACGGTCGCGAGACGTTGCGTAAGCGGAAACGGGAATGAGGCCATCAGCGAGCGGAAGCCGTATTCGTCGCATTCGTCGTGAATCGACGGGGCCAAGCGCTGCATGTACTCTTGCCACTTTTCCGCCATCACGACCTCGCCGATAACGTCGGCGCGCGGCGCGCGGATAGCCACATGGGTGAACGAGAGCAGTTCGATTTGCTCGTGCCCGAACATATTGAAAATCATTGCGCGGGCCTCCGCTTCTGTGCGGCGCGCAGCTTTTCGTGATGACGTTTGAGCGCGGCCTTGTAGCTTGCCTTCGCCTCTTTCATCGTCTTGCACCAGTCGCCCTCTACCTCACGAACGCTCGACCAGTGACCAATCCACGCGGTACGGCGGAACATGCGGTATTCATAACCCCTGCGGTCGCGCGGGGCGTTGCCATACGCCTGTCGAGACTCATATTCAGGCAGACGGCCGCCGCAAAGAAACTCGCCGAAATTGCGTCCGGCGCAACCGTCGGCATCGAGGTAATCCTCATACTTCGTGCGCGGCTTGGGTTCCGGCAGAGCCGCAAGCGCTGTCGAGCGGCCGATATCGGTCGCGGCAAACACAATGTCACCGTCCACGAGAAAACCCGGCGACGGGCGGCGTTCCATCAGGCCCAAGCCCTCAAGCGCTTCGAGGTGCTTCATGTCGTGGTGCCCGTTGCCCGCCACGAAGTGATTGCGGTGCGGCGTGTGATTGCCGCGCGTCTTGCCAGAGAGCCCTAGTGTGTGCTGCAACAGTTCTATCTGATACGGCGTTGCCTGCGTGCTCATTGGGTCACCTGCGCCTCTGCCGCGTGCTTTGCTGCGTGTGCCTGCGCCTGCTCAGGCGTGGCAAGCGCAAAGCGCGGGTTCTTCGCGCCGTCGGGCGTCACAACCTCCAGTTCGTGAAACTGGAACAGGCCGCCAAGTGACCAATCGCAGGGATTGCCGTCCGGCTCTTTGCGCGACGATCCCGCGCCGGTAAAGCGGCCGTAGCACGAGAAAGCCAGATACTTATCGACCTTGGCGAAATCCGCACCCGCGCCCGCCGCGATCAGGTCGCGCCCGGACTGGACCGTTTTGCACATCGGGCAAACGAACGCGAAGTCAATGTGCGACTTGACGCCTTGCGCCTTGAGTGCTGCGTGAAACTGTTCGAGCGTCATCGTGTTCATTGCTTGCCCTGCCCCTTTGCTTTCTTCCATGCCTGGTATGTCGGATCACGGTGTATCGAGGACGCCGATACGCCGGTCTGCTTTGCCGCCGCATAAGCCGTCGGGACTCTGCCCTTTACGACCAGCGCAACGGCAACCTTGACCGCGTCTGTCTTGTGCGCTGCCATTGTTGCCCCGTCTTATTGGTAGTCCTCATCAAATGAAATTGAGGGCCGCGTGTGAAACCCGTTCGGATCAGAAAAGCAGCGTCTGTCCGTCCGGCTCGACCGCTACAGGGCGCGCGGGCGGCGGGCCGTCGTCAAAAAGCCGCGTTTGGCCTATCGACTCCAGCTCATCCGCCGTCAATTCCTTGCCCGTCGAGCAGCACTCGACGGCATGATGCTGCCGCTTGTGTGGCGTGCTGCAGACGCTGCAAAGGTATCGCGTGGTGGTCATCGCTTCCCCGTATCGGAATATCGACATATTAATGACCAAGCGCAACTATGGCAATAGACATATCTATATTTTTACAGTTTCTCGCCGGTAGGAAAACGACACGTCTATATGTGACGGGGCGGCCGTAGCATTCACGTATGGCAAAAATCCCCGCATCCGACCTCGTTGATATGACGACGCACTGGCTTTCGACGCCCCTCAATGGCTATTTGGGGAGCGATTACGGCCAGATCGTGACCGACATGTTGCAAACCCCGCTCGCAGCGGGCCTCGCTGACGCGACTATCGCCAAGCTGCGCAACGACGTGCCGCTTATTGCCGCGCTGCCGCGTGGCAGCGTCAATATCTACGCCGAAGACACCGGGCCGGACAAGCGCAATCTGTACATCGAGGTCGCGGGCGAATTTGTGCCCGTACCGAATGGGAGCGACAACTAAATGGCTTTGACCCGCGACGACTTCTGGACCGCCGTACAGGCCGCCGCACAGGACTACCCGACCGCCGCCCTGTACTTTCAGGCGAACGACCCGCGCCTGCTCATGCAACTGTCTTCGATTGCAACCATGCTTGCTATGGTGTCGTCTCAGATCGATGTTGAGAGCACTGAGGCGTTCAGCAAAACCCGCGATACGACCGTGCTCGCGGATGCCGCATTGAAGGGCATCCTTCCGTTCGCGGTGCCGCCGCGAGCCGTGCTGACGGGTAAGAACCCGGACGTCGTGGCGCTCAACGTGGTGACCGGCCGCCGCTTTCTCGACTCCTATGGCCGCGTCTACGTCGCTGAGTCGGCCGCGATCATCCCTGCAGGCGGCACGGCACCAGTGACCGTCAAACAGGTGACTGAGCGACCTCTCACGCATACGGTGTCGGGCTCCGCGCCCTTCTACCCGGTGCAGATCACGCCGAACACGGACACCGAACAGCAGATCAGCGGCCTGCGCGTGAGCGTGGGCGGCGTGCTGTTCCCATACACGCCTGAGTTCGCCAACCTGCTCGCGGGTGATCCCGGCTACATCATCGAGACGGATGAACTGCGCCAGCTATGGGTCAAGTTCGGGTGGGCCAACACGTTCGGCGTGCAACCGGCGAACGGCACCGTGATCGACTTCGTCGTTGAGGAAACCTACGGCAAGCTCGCGGTGGACGTGAACTCCGTTTTCACGTTCGAATCGACGGTCGATTCGCACGACCGGCAGGCCACGTTCGCAATGACGGCCGTCGTCAATCCGGGTATGGACCCGATTGATATCGAGACGCTGCGCGAGTGGGCGAGCGTGCCGCCGCAATACGATTCGTCGGCTGTCTTTCTCGGCAACTTTGATGCGCTTATCCGCCGCAACCTGAACAACCTCGACTTTCTGTCCGTCTGGAATGAGCAGATCGAGGAAAGCGTGCGCGGTGGCAGCGTCAACAACATCAACCGCATGTTCGTTGCGTTCGCGACGTCGGACGGCAGTGATCCAACGTGGATGCAGACGCAGATTAAAAAGGTGATCGCGGCGGCCGACGATTCGTACTGGGTCAAGTTCGTTGATGAGGTCGATACGCCTCTGCCGATGACGATCGATGCGCAGGTGTCCGTCGTGCACGACACGGCCGACGTTGAGGCGCAAATCCGGTCCAAGGTGCTCGCGCTGTACGGCAAGGGCTCTGCCGCGACCAAGCGCGGCATGCTGACGCTTTCCAGCAAGAAAGTGAATACCGCGCTCACGAACACGACGGACGGCATTGTCGCGCTGCAGGATGACGGCAGCGACGTGCAGATCCTTGTTCCGGCGCAGGCCGCGCCCAAGCCTGAGCAATACCGATACGTCACCAACGACTCGCTCACGGTGAACGTGACGCAGGCGACGTACAACGACGGCCTCTGGAGTCATTGACGTGGCGGCGAACCTCATCCCCATCGACGCGCCCGCGCTGCAACCGCTTGCGAACAGCGCGGAATACGATCAACTGGAATCGGACCTGAAAGCGATTTTCACGTCCGTCTACAACGCGCTCATCCGGCCGCGCGAACGCCAGTTGAACCTCTACGGTATGCCGCACCTCGGCGATACCGAATTGATGGAGCGCGTGCTCAAGCTCAACGGCCTGCCGATCATCCGCCGCGATGACACGCGGACCTCGTTTCTCATGAAAGCGGCCCTCGCGCGCAACCCGCGCCGGGGCATGATCTTTCTCAAACAGTATCTGCAGGCGACCTGGCCGAATGTATGGAAGGTCGAGCCGCTTTGGCATCCGATTGCGACGGCGGACCAATACCCGGCCGACGTCACGCCGCGCAGCGTGATCGACCTGAGCCCGTCCGTGCAGGCGGTGTATGACCCGAACAGCGAGGACGGTCTGCCGACGATCTACCGGACGGACTGGCGCGGCGAAAGCCAGCTTTATCCGACGGCACGCACGAACCTCATCAAAAATTCCAACCTCGCGAACAACGGCGCGGGATGGACGCTTTCTAACGCAACCGTCACCTCCAATGCGACGGTCGCGCCGGATGGCACACAGACGGCCGCGAAGGTGTCGCGTACCGCCGTCGGAAACGACTGGGCGGCGCAGATTGAATCTGACGTTGCAGCGGCGGGCAGGCTATTCACTGGTTCGGCCTACGTGTATGCCGCTGCGATGCCGGGCAACTACACCTTGCGGCTGCGCGACAGTACAGACGTCGAGTTTGCCTTTCAGACCATCACGCTTGATGACTCTGTCGGCTGGCATCGTATTGCGATCAGCACGACCTTTCCCGCGACGGCCATCGGCGGCGCGAAATTCACCGTTGATCCGACCTCCGACACCGGCGCGGCGGGGGATTCGTTCTATTTGTGGGGCGCGCAGCTTGAAGCGGGCGAACTGACGCCGCTGATCGAGACGCCCGTAGGGGCAACCGCAACCGTCACGGACTACACCGTTGATGCGAACGGCGTTGCAACGTTCGCCGACGGTGAAACGCCAGCGACGCCTATCACGCACTTTCGCACGAGCCGCGTGCGCGTCACGCGGCCCGTCACGAGTGACAACGGCTTGGGGCTGCTCGAAGTCGCCAAGGCGTTCCGTTCCGTGCTGGCGGCGCGCCTCATGCTCGAACTGCAATTGTCCACTGTGTTCGAGGGTATCGGGGTAACGGGCGGGCTTGCCGTGGCAAACGGTGCAATGGGTGTCATGCCGGTGCTGTGCATCGGCACATTGAGTTAATGGGGGAAAGCATGGGAACCAAAACGGGAAAGATCACTTACAACGTGCACGACCGGGGCCGCAACTTCACCGGCAAAGATCGGGAGTTCAACCTGCCCGCGCTCTCCGCGCTCGTGAATGGCCGCGAGGTGCAGGAAAAGGTACGCAACCGCGACCTCACCGGCTTTTACGGGCACTGGATTCGCGCGCGCTTTGGCCTCACGCCGCCTGAATCCGTTGTGTTTGACGGCCGCATGGTCAACATCGAGCCTGCTTTCGTCACCACGCACCTCGAATGCGACGACAAGGGCAACATCACGCACGAGGCGGAATTTCTCGACACCGATTCGGGCTCGATTGCCGAACGGCTCTTTTCGAGCAAGCAAGGCGGGTTCTCGTCGGCGATTCACACGCTGCCGCGCCTGAGCCCGTCGGTGCCGGACATTTTCGCGGGCTTCGATTACGTGTTCGAGCCGAACTACACGACCAATCGCGGCTACATGTTCGATAGCGCGGCATTCGATGACCAGACTTTCCTCGATTCCGTCGTGCAGGAATGGCAACTGTCCAACGCCATGATGCGCACGCTGTTCGACTCGATGCAGGCGGATAGCGCGCTCATGATGCAGACGATTGAACGCCTGCAGGAAGAAAACGCGGAACTCATGTCCATCGCCTCGCGCGTGCCCGGCAACGGTACGACGCTGCTCGATAGTACGGGCGGCTTCGTCGCGCCGTTGTCTGTCAGTTCGAGCGCGACGGCAGAATTTCGCGCCCGCGCCCGCTCGTTCAGTACCGGCACGCTCGTTGAACTGGAAGCGCTGCCCGATGAGCAGGAAGCCGCTGCAACGGAAAGCCCGGCCCGCTCGCTCGCGCGCCGCGCGTGGGGGGCGTAACGTTGAGCCTGTTCTCTGCTCTCGAACAGGCGTTCGGCCAATACCTCGGCCGCTTTTACAGCGGCCTTGTGGCCGACACGCCGCAAATGCAAGAGTACGTCGCGCGCGGGCTCTCGAAAAGCATCGTCTATGCGCCCGGCCGGATGATCGACAAGATTGATGAGGTGCTCAACGAGTGGCGAAAGAATCAGAACGTGAGCGGGCCGGGCCTGTCCTCATTGCTGCCGGTGTGCATCGTCTGCATTGACGAAGACTTTACGCCGTCGATGGTGGACTACGGCGTCTCTGTCGCGTCGCCGGTGGACGTGATGCTGCCCGGTGACGAACTGAACCGCGCCTACAAGATGCGCCTGAGCGCGAATGACTACCGCGCGCAGATCGCGTTTATCGCGTCTGAGCGGCACTCGGCGCACAGTCTCGCGCTGCAGTTCGACCTCTTTACGCAAGGCCCGCAGGGGCGGCGCTTCCAGATGGCGCACCAGTTCGCCGGGCAAAGCCTTCCTTTCCCCGTCGTGCTCGAAGACATTAACGTTGGCGCAATCTCGCAGGAAGTGCAAAAGAACCTGCGCGTGAACGTCGCGGACTTCGTGCTGCACGCGAGCATCCCAGTGTTTCAGGCACCGGGCGCGGGCGAGCCGAACGACGGCAAGGCGGCACCGGCAGGCTACAAGGTGGTCACGGAAGTCACCGCGGTCAACATGCGCGCAGGCAAGATGATTGATAACGCCGTGGACGTGGACGGCAATTACAGCGAGGTGCGCACCGACACGCCGCCGACGTGGCGCGTCCCGGTTGTCGGCGATGATGACGATGAGGTGACCTCGTGAGCGTCGTTACACTCCAGGCGGAAATCAACGGCTACAAGGGGCAGGCCGTCAACCTGCTCGCGGCCGTTGATGCCGGTGATCCCGGTGCGGCGGACGGCACCGGCCTCGTGATCGTCTCGCAGGAACTGCCGCTAGGCCATCGCGAGCCTGGCGCAATGATGACGTCAAACGACCCGCGCGCGCCCGCGCGTGACCTGCTCTTTGACGAAAGCATGATCGCGGCGGCCATCGACCTGTACTTTCGTGCCGACTCTACCGGCATGATCGAACTGCTCTCGCCGGTGCAACGGTTCAATCCGGGTGGCGCGGTGCAGGTGCGCGGCGTCGCGGCAACGGGCACACGGTATGAACTAAACCCGGAAATCACCAACGGGCAGATTGCCGTGCTCGCGCTCATGTACGCGGCCAACCGCAGCATGTCGGTTGCCGATACGTCGGAGTTTGCCGACGAAATGGCAGAGATGTATTTCACGATCTAGCGTAGGAAAACCCGCGCCGGTCCACTGCATAGGTGACCTGAGAATCAGAGCATCCATTCTGAGGCTCACCTGTGACGCTATCTCTCAACCCCAAAATCACTTCTGCCGGTTTGGCTCTCATGCCGACCGACGATGCGACGGGCTTTGCGGTCCAACTGACGCACATCGCCATCGGCACCGGCCTTTACTCGCTTGGCGGTACGGGCGACGCCGCCGATCAGGCCGCGCGCGCAATGGTCGCGCTCAAAAGCGAAATCGCCCGCTATCCGATTTCGAGCGGTTCGAACGTCTCGCCGACGTCGATCCAGATTGGTACGACCATCACCGACACCGCCCCGAACGGCAAGAGCCCGAACGGCAAGGCTATCGGCGAAATCGGCTTTTTCGCAGGCATTACGCTTGGGGCGGTATGGAGTCGCGGCGACTCCGCGCTGTTCGTGAAGTCGGCCAGTTTCGATATCCCGTTTGCGTACACGCTCGATACGTCGGCCTGTCCTGAGGACAGTGTGACGGTCACCGTCGCGACGGACCCGCAGGGCATGGCTGCGCTCATCAATCAGCACGAGGCGAAAGCCGACCCGCACCCGCAATATGCGACCGATACGGACGTTGCCGCGCTCGCGGTAGTCGTTGGCACCAAGGAACCGGCCATCGGCTACAAAACGGTCCAGCAAGGCGGCGGTATCGGCCAGGGCGCAAACAAGATTTACATGGGCGCGGCACCCGACGGCAGCGGCAACGTGAAAGTCACGGTGGACGGCGTGGACAAGGGCGGCATTGCCTTCCTCGGAAGCCCGGCATTCACCGGCATCCCGACTGTGCCGACGGCCGCCGTCGGGACAGCAACCGCTCAGGCAGCATCGACCCAGTTTGTCGCAAGCACCGTCTCGAATACGCTCGTTGGCACGGTCACGTTCGAGCCGCGCACGACGGCACGCACTGGCTATCTAAAGGCAAACGGTGCCCTGCTCAATCGCGCCGACTACCCCGCCCTGTGGGCGTATGCGCAAACGAGCGGCGCACTCGTGTCTGAGTCGGACTGGACAGCGGGCTCGTGGGGCTGTTTCTCGTCGGGCGACGGCGCGGCAACGTTCCGCATTCCCGAACTGCGCGGCGAGTTCATCCGCTGCTATGACGACTCGCGCGGTATCGACACGTCGCGCGCGATTGGCACGTATCAGGCCTCGCAGAACATCGCACACAAGCACGTTGCGACGTCCGACACCGTCGCGGCGCACACGCACACGGCAACCACTGACGTACAGGGCTATCACGGTCACGGCGTCGCCGATGGCGGGCACGCGCACGGCGTGGGTGATCCGGGGCACTCGCACGGCCAGCCTAACTACGGTTCGGCGCAGGCCGGTGGCGATAACGGCGGTGTCGGTGTGGCTGTCTCGACGGGTTCCGGTTCGAGCCGCACGCAGGCGAACGTCTACGGTTCCGGTACTGGAATCTGGATCGGCGCATCGAACGCCAACATCGGCATCTACGGCGACGGCAACCACGCCCACAACATCGCTGTCGCTGCTGGCGGCGGCCATACCCACGTCCTTACCGTCAACAACGACGGCGGCACAGAAGCACGTCCGCGCAATGTCGCCCTCACGGCGATGATCCGCGCTTTCTAACGGAGAACCTATAACCATGATGCTCTATCAGTTCGACCCGCATTCCGGCCAGTTCGTCACGGCGCGCCTGGCCGACCCGGACCCGCTCAACGCGAATCGCTGGCTCGTGCCCGCTTTCTGCACTGAGATTCCGATTCCCGACCGCCCGCGCCTGACGTGGCCGTTTTGGGTTGATGGCGCATGGGTGCTGCAACCGGACTATCGAACCATCCCGCTCTATCAGCAGAGTAACGGCGACCCGGCTGAAATCCTTATGGCGGGCATCACGCCCGCACAGGCCGGGCTTACCGACAAGCCGCGCCCGTCGGATGAATACAAGTTCGACGGCGACGACTGGGGCATTGATGCGACCGTTGTGGCGGCCCGCCTGCGCGCGGCAAAGATGGCTGAATTTGACGTGCGCATGGAGCGTGCTCGCGCCGCCAACTTTGGCAAGGGCGATGCGCTCATTTCGGGTGTCCTGAGCCCCGGTGACCGCGCCGTGTTCCAGGCATGGGCGAACTATCAGATGAAGTGCACGGCCATCATCCACGCGCCTGAGTTCCCGAATGTCTGCGACTGGCCGGATGAGCCCGATGAGGCGGCCGTCTATGCCAAGGGTGTCGCCGACGACGCGGCAGAAGAAAAGGCCCGGCAGGACGCCGCTCAAAAGACGCGCGACGAAACTCAGGCTGCGATGGACGTGGCGGCGGCAGCGATGGCGAAAGAGCGCGGGCTCATTTTCTCGGCTGACGAAGATCCGCAGGCGCAAGCGGCGGCTGAGTTGGCCGCACAGAACGCGGCAGCATCCGACGGCAAGGCCGCCTCGTAATGGCTATCACGCCCGTCTCGACGGCTGCATTCGTGCGGGCGGTGCGCAAGTTCGCGGAACAGACGCCGGACTGGTCTACCGCGATCCGGTATCAGACGCTGCCCGATGAGCGTTTCGATATCACGCTCACCGCCCGCCGCGTCTATGGTGACCGTGCGCAATACATGGTCATTTTCGCGGCGGCCGGGCTCGATACCCTCGAACAGGAACTGCCGGAACAGGCGCTAGTGCTGCCGAACTTCACGCAGTTGCAGACCATCAAGCGGCAAACCGGCTATCTGACTGACGATGAAGAACGAGCATATTCAGCGCTTGATTAACCGGGCAACCGCGCGCCTGCCCTCCGCGCGCGGTGAAGCCCAACGCAATGCGCAGGCTGACCTCGAACAGCGGCAAGCCGCCTCAACCATCCTCAACCCGAATGAGGTATCGGGCGAGTATGACGGCGGCCGGTTGCTGCAGACGTCGCTGCGCGGCGCGCTGCGCCCGATCACACAGAAAGACCTGCGCGCGTTCCAGTCGAACGTCACGAACCTCAAAAAGAAGTTCATCGGCGGCATCACCGCGCAAGGTGTGATCGACCTCGCGCTAGATGCCGACAAGCAACGCGCGAACACTGAAATCCGCGTTGCCGTGCCCGTCTCGCTGCGCGGCCCGCTCGTGCATTTCATCACGAACGCCGGGCCGGATTCGAACGTCACGCGGCACCATGTGCACGTCGAGTTTATGGATTTCGAAGCGACCGTCGGCGCGTCGGCGAACGACCCGAAAAAGATCGGCAAGGCGGTTGCGCAGGGGCGGCTCAGGTTCGACTGCGATTGCGGCCGTCACCGCTTCTGGTTCCGCTACATCGCGACCATCGGCAAGTACAACTATGGGCGCGCGGAAACCGGCTATCCGAAGATCCGCAACCCGAAACTGCATGGCGTCGCGTGCAAGCACGTACTGCGCACGATGCACGTCATTCTGAAAGATGCGAACACGCAGGCCAAAATCGCGCAGCAGGTCATCAAGGCCCGCGCCGCGCTCGATGGCACGAAGCTAAAGGCGGATCGCACCAAGGCCGCTGACGTGCGCGCGCACGCGGCAGAGCAGCAGGCCAAGCGCAAGTCGAGCACCAACCTCAAGACGACGGCGCAAAAACAGGCGGCCAACGCGGCGCGCCGCGCGCGCGAGTCGATGAAAAAGGCGGCCGTCGAGAAGGCGAAAGAAGAAGCGAAAAAGCCGTCGGCGAATGCCCGCAAGATCGAGCGTAACGCGCGCACCCTGCTCGCGCTCGGCGCGATCACGCAGGAACAGTTCAACGACATTATGAAGAACGCGAAATGATTAATTCCGTACCCGTTGCGATCACGAACGCGGCGCGCGCGGTCGCGCTGAAACACCCGAATGCGCTGGACTGCTCGCTTTATCGCAAGGTCATTGATCGCGTGGCCGATGACGGCTCGACTGAGGGCGGTTTGCCGACCATTGGCGGGCTTGGCGTGCTCACGCCTGAGGACGAACCGACGTTCGAATACAAACCGCTTGGCGAGGGCCGCCTGCTCATTACGAGCCAGTTTCAGGGCACGCTCGATCTTACCGACCGTGGCGACGCGCTCGCGCCCGATACCCAGTTGCTTGAGGCACTGGTTGAGCCCATCGACGTACCGGGTTTTCAGGTGAAAAAGTACGACCTGATCGCGGCGATGCCTGGCGGCGGCGTGGTCATCGCGTATGAGGTGGTGGGAATGGTGAGCGCGGTCGGAATCTCGCCCTACTCGAAAAAATGGATTCTCGCGCCGCGCGATGAACTGTCGGACACTACGCCTTGGGAAAGCGAGTGAAACCGTTGTCTGAAAAGATTTCCCGCATGGCGTGATTCGGGTCCGCGATGAACACGACCCGATCAGCCATGCTCGATTGCTTCACCTTGCCCTCGCGCACGTAGCGCGGCGGCACCAGTTCCATTTTGAACGTCGGCGGCACGATCATCACGTACCGCTTTGCGAGGTCGATGTTATACGCGCCCATGATGAGCGTATTGAAAGCCGCTTCATAGTCGCGCTCGGCTTCTTCTGCCTTGTCGATGATGGCTTTGATACCCTTGATATCCGCCAGAACTTCCTCACGCGACTTGTCAGCCAACGGATTGACGGCGGCCGTTGTTGCGGCTGTACCGAACGCCGCATTCATCGCTATCTGATCGAGACTGGCCGCGACGTGCGGCGGCAGCTTGAACGGGCTAAAGAACGGGTCAAACACGCTTCCTCCGCGCATACGCAATCAGGGCTTCATTGACAGCCTGCGCAATCGCGCCGCGCGATGCCTCAGGCCCGGTCGCGAGGTCGAGCGATTGCGCCGCCTCAGGACTGAGCCACATATTCAGGTGACGCTCGCCGCGCGCGACCTTGTCCGCGTTGGACTTCGCGCGCCGCTCTTTCGGCGTCATCGGCTTGTCGTTAATCAGTTTGCGAATCATCGTTCTCTGCATCCGTTCCAAAAATATTGATCCGCTTTGCGGCCCGTCCCGACGTCACACAGTTGCGGCAGTAGTCTAAATCACCCGGCATGCGCTTCCAGCCGTACACGCTTTTCAGTAGTTCCCGATAGTCGGGTTTCGACGTGTTCGGCGTACCGGCATTGTGCGTCGAGCCGCACCCGTTGCACGTCGCCTGTAGCCATACCTCAATCATTATTCGGCCGCCGTCAGTTCGCTTTCCTTGAAATCGCACGCCTGATACACGACGTTCGCGACTACCTTGCCGTGCTGATCGTAGTAGCCGACGTAAGCGAGATACCCGTCTTTCGTGCGCACGAGGTCACCGCGATCAAACGCGCGCGGCGGCTGCTCGCCGCCCTCCGGTTCTTTCGCGGGCTCGCCGCCCGGCTTGAACTGTTTGCCGAACAGCGCATGTCCGGTTGCAAAGCGCTTGCCCTTCACGTTGTTGAGCAGCATTTCGAGCCGTTCGAGCAACGTCTCGCGGTCGGCCTCGCCTGCCTCTACCGCGTCCATCGCGAGGTTAAGCTCGCGCTCGATGTTTTGAAAGTGCTTATCCATCACCAAGCTCCTACGCCGTGGCGGCTGTATGTTTTGCACGATGCAATGATGTGCTTCTGTCGGCTACTCACGTTCGCGCGCTTGTCCGCCGTATCGTCGACGTCCATCGCGTGAATGCCGCCGTCGGCCTCGAAAAATACAGATGCTTCCTCGCCGAACTGCGCTTTCAAGTCGGCATCGAGCCGGGTGACCATGAGCGCGATCTTTTCGAGCCGGTCGGCAATCTGTGCTTTTGTCATCTTTGCCATGCTCGCTCCGATGCGAAAAATCCCGCGCGATGGCGGGACGTGATCTTAGTGACGCGGATGGCGCGTAAGCGCTTCGTGTCTGTGTGTCCAGAGCGCGTGAAGCGCTTCGTTGCGGCTCTCGAACGCGCCCAACTCGCGGCAATCCGTATCGGTTTCGCGATCAAGCGGCTTCTGAATCTGCGCGTGCCACTTGCCATCGACTGTCAGGTCATAGCCGCCAACGCACTCCGCACCTTCCGGCGACGTCATCGACACCGCGCAGCGGCGCATCAAAAAGCCGTTGCCCGCCGTCGGCGGATAGTTGACGTTGTGCTGCACGAAATACTCGCTGTCATCGAGCAGGACCAAGCCGTTTTCTGTGTCGCTCACTTTTTACCTCCCGTCAGCAGCATGTCGATACGCGGGGCCATGCCCGGCCAGTTCGCGCCCGGTGCGAGCACGGTACGAAATTTCGGTTCCGGCGCTTTGGCGCGCGGCATCACCGTTGCGGTGCTCGCGGCTTTTGCTGCCGCCAGCACTGTTTTGTGCCGCCTCACAATGGACAGCGGCGACTTGTTTCGATCTACCACACCGTCTCCTTAAAACCCGTAGCGCCCGGCGCAGATCGGGCCGATGCTGTTGGCGATGCTTTCCGGGTCCGTCAGTTCGCGCCCGCAGCAGGCGCAACGGCCGGTTTCTTTGCCGAATGCCTCGGCGGCCTGTTTCGGGTCCGCGCAGACGTCGAGCACCTTTGTGCGCTCCGCTGCCGTGCATGCGTCGCTCGCGATGAATTTGCCGTCTGCAACCTTGCCAAGGTAACGGCCGCCGCGCTTGAACCCTTCCGTGACCCAAATCGAGCCCGCGCTGCGCCCGCTCATCGCGAGCGCGAACGTGAAATCAGCCAGGAACATTTTCGGGTATTTCAACCCGCTTTCCTGCGCGTTCGTAAACGCGGTCACGATGCGCTCGACGCCCGCTGCATCGACCGTGGCGGCTGACGCATTCTGCGACACGATGCGCGCGACGGCCGCAATCATCGGGTCCGTGAGCGTGCCGGTCGCGAGCAGGCGGTTATTGAGGGAGCGCGCGAAATCGTTGCGGTCGGCGTTGTGGATGATCCACTTGATTTCCGGTGCGTTCGATTTCAGTTGCAGCATGGCGCGCTCCTTTCGGGTGAGACTCGATTGTATGTTGTCACATTATCCGACGCAAGCGATCAGGCCGCGACCGGATCAATCTGGCGCATGAGGCCGCGCCAACTGCTGTTTTCCCCGAAAAACGGCTTGCGTTCTTCGTCGGTGGTGCAGTTCGCCAGCGATGCCTCCAGCGCGGCGAGGCGCGCCGTTGCGTGGCCGCGCAGGCGTTCGACGTCGGTGTCAGCCACTTCGAGGCTGATCGAGCCATCTTTCGCGATGCCGCCTGCCGCCCACACGCCGCGAATGAGCGCTTGCAGCAACTCCGCGCCCTCGAACGGTGCCGTACCGGCCGCCTCGCCCTCCGTCGGCAGGATGAGCGATTGAAGTTTCTTCGTCAGTTTCAGTTTCATGGGTTTCCCCGGTGTGTGAATGAGCCTCAAGTGTATGTTGTCACGTTTGAAAATGCAACGGATTCCGTAGGAAAAGCCGCGAGGCTCGCGCGCGCGCGCGACCTGAGAATGGCTCAATGGACACCTTTTCGCACATCGAGCAAGCCGCGCACGACAGCGCATACGGGCACAACACGCGCCCCGCGCCGACCATCGCGCAGCAGGACGCCGGAAACTACAAGAAGGGACGCGCCGCCGTAGCGGACATTCCCGTCGTGATTGAGAACCCACGCGGCTCGCTGCGCGAGTGGCGCGCCGCCGACGGCACGAGCGGCGCGAACCTCATGAAATTCCACTACGGCTATGTGGAAGGCGTGACCGGCGCGGACGGCGATGAACTGGATTGCTACGTCGGCCCGTACCCGGAAGCGCAAACGGCCTACGTCGTGAATCAAAACGTGCGCGGCGCGTTCGATGAGCACAAGGTAATGCTCGGCTTTCCCGACCAACGCACGGCAGAGGCGGGCTATCTGAGCAACTTCAATGCGGGCTGGCCGGGCCTCGAAAGCTGTGTGCCCTGCTCTATCGCGCAACTACGTTGGTGGATGACCAACGGCGATATGTCCATTCCGCTTACGCAAGATCAACTCCCACACGAGGAAAGGAACCCCATGCAAAAGGTGCTTTGGGATAGCGCGAACATGCCCGTCGGCAAGACCCTCGCGCAGGTGCTGTACGAAATTCGCTCGAGCGATGGCTCTGACGGCCTGATTTTCGACCCGGTGAGCATCGCCGATATTCTCGGCGATGCTGACGGTGTGGTGACGCTCGATGCGCTCGTGATCCCGTTCGCCAAGCTGCCGCAACGCATGGAAATCCTGCGCAAGGTGATGGACCGCAAGGGCGACGGTATCAGCGTGCTTTCTGTGCAGGTCACTGAGCCTTTCACGCAGCGCGGTACGACCAACGTTGCAGCCGTGTTCGAACTGTCGGACGGTCAAACCGTCTCGATCTTTTTCCACAATCCCGACGTCACGCCCAAAAAGATCATGGCGACTGACGACGTTGTTTCGTGGAAATGGATGCTCAACAAAAAGGACATTACGATTGTCGTCGCGCCGGAAAAGGGCCGCGACCTCAATGTCCAGAATGTCGCCGCGCGTGTGATGACGCTCGCCGGTCGCAACAGTTCGCGCTTCGCAGAGACGAACACCAAGCGCGCCGAACGCATGGAGAACATCGCAGGCCTGCAAAAGCAGTATGACGATGGTGTAGTGACGCTCGAAAACCTCAACGCGGAAATCTCCGAACTGGAAATCGAGGTCGAACAAAAGCGCGTGCTGCCTGTTGTGGCTGAACCGGCACTGGCCGCTGTCGCTGTCGCTGTCGCTGTCGCTGAACCCGAAAAGACCGTTGCTCAGACGGCAATCGACAATCAGGACAATGCGACGCTCGACGCAATTCAGGCGGCACTCGATGCGCAGATCGACGCTCTTTCGCTCGATGACCTGCGCCGCATGGCGACCTACGAGCCGACGTCGATCAATGGCGGCGAAAAGCTCGATGAATACGACCTGCGCGCAAAGCTCAAGCAGATGCACCCGGATGACATTCAGACGAGTCTGGACTATCTCGCGAAGTATCAGGAAAGCGTAGCGAACGCAGAAGCCGAAGCCGCTGCAGCCGCCGCCGCACAGGGACAACTCGCGCTTGATGCGCCTGACGCCACGGCCGCCGCCAACGTCACGCCTGATATCTCGTATGCGCCGGTTGACGACATGTTTACCGCGTTCTATCCCGAAACGCCCGCAGGTGAAGAAGCGTGGAAAAACATCGCGGCGCACACGGACGGCACGGGCAAGGTGCTTCACACGCAGGTGGACGATACGATCCAGCAATTGCGCGACGCGGGCTATACGGTCGCAGAGCGCAAGCCGGACACGACTGTTATTGACGATGACCTGCTCAACGCGCTCGCGAACGACCTTCAACCGGACGCACAACCCGACGCGAGCGAATCCGCGCAGGCCGCCCCTGAGCCGGAAGCGCCGCACAAGTCGGAACTCGTGATTGCCGCCCTCAGGGAACTGGGCTGGCGCGAGAGTGCATCCCCGATGATTGTGCAGAAGAACGTCGGCGGGGCCGTGCCCGGCGAACTCAACGAAGGCGGCGACCGCATCGTTTTGGCGCAGTTTGACGACACCGCGCGTTACCTCTCGCTCGTGCTCGGATTCGACCAGGTATTCGACGTAGACACGCGCGACGGCGACGCCAGCGAAATCGCGGCGGCATTCGACGCACGCACGATGGAATGGGCCGCAAGCACCGCCTTTAAGCCCGAACCCCAAGTAGCGGAAGCCGCGATTGCTGCGCCGGTGGAACAAGCCACTGCGCCGACCGTGCCTGATCGTCTTCGCAAGAATGTCGAGTTTGCTCTCGAAACGCTGCGCGGCATTGCCGACGGTATCGAGGCGGCGAAGTCGCTCGAACAGCGTATCGGCGGCAATGGACGGTATCAGGCCGACGCGCTTCGTAATCGCCAAAAGGACATTGACCGCGCGCACGAGATTCTCGCGGATTTCCGCGAACTCGCCCCTAAAAATGGTATCGACCCGGAAGCGTTCATTGCATCGCTTGGTGGCGAGCCCGACCTGACGCCCAGCCCGGAAGCGGCTGAATGGCTCAAGCCGACTGCTGAAAGCGCTGCCGCCCCGGCTGTCGATCCGGCCGCCGCCGCGCTCGCTGCAGAGGCCGACTTGGACCGCGCCGCGACGGAAGGCTACAACGCGGGCCTGCAGGGTGACACCACGCCGCCCGACTGGGTCACGAACGATGAGGACACGCTGCAGGCCGCGTGGATCGTCGGCAACAAGCGTGGCCGTGAAGAAGCCGCACAAGCCGCCGCCGATGCCGCGCCGCTGCCGGGCGATGCTGCGCTCACGACGGACCAACCGACCGGCGAGGAAAGCGCGACCACTGTCGAGACGCCCGCCCCTGCTACTGTGACGGCCTCCCCTCTCTCTGACGAAACCATGCAGAAGTACATCGCTATCGCTGCTGACTCCATCAACGCGCTGCGCCGCATCGACGTCTACCGCGTGCTCTACTCGCTCGCGTCCGACAACGAGGACGGCGTGACGCGCTCCGCGCTCGCAACGTGGATTGCTCAGAAGCGCCCTGACCTCGCCGCAGAGGTGACCGCCGTAATGGCCGAAGAATGGCCCGACGACGGCTGGACGCTGCCCGCTGCTGATCCCGGTGCGCAGGTGACGGACCCGCTGCCGGAAGGCATCACGGAAGTGCAGCCCATCGAGCCCGAAGTGAACAGCGAGCGCGCTGCCGACCTCGCGTTTCTCCAGACGGTCACCGCGCAGAGCATCGACATGATGGCCGACGGTGTTGCCGAACGCATCGACACGACGCTCGGCAAATATCCGGGTGATGCCGATATCGAGGCGGCCGTGCGCGACGCGGTCAACTCGTACACGGACTACATGACCAAGGCAATCGCCGGATAGTAAAGCAGCATGGAAAAGCCCCTGAAAACGGGGCTTTTTCGTAGGAAAAGCCGCGCCAGTGAAGGCATAAACGGCCGCGAGAATTTAACGCGCCCACCTACCTTTATTGGCGAATATGACCAATCTACAAATCGACCTCGGACGCCTGAAACTGGCGAAAGAGGCGCGCGACCTCATCACTGAGCGCGCATCCCTGTCGGCCGATACCGCCGACGTGATCCGGGCACTCAAAATCGGCAAGCGGCTGCGCGATATCGCCCTGGCGCTCGGCGTGCGCCCGGCCGCCGTCGAGCCTGCGCCGGAACCCGCGCCGGTGCGCACGGAACCGACGGCAGAGTATTACCCTGAGGAAGGCCGTAAAACGCTCGCACAGCGGCAGCGCGATAACAACGCGGCTATCGACCTCATGCGCGACCTTAAGGCCACTGGGCGCGCCGTAACCGACGAAGACCGCACTGTGCTCGCGAAGTATTCGGGCAATGGCGGCGGCCTCACCGGCGCGGACGGCCTTACCGGCTCGCCGCACGAGTATTACACCCCGAAGCCCGTTGCTCAGGCGATGTGGGATTTGCTCGGCGAACTGGGCTTCAATGGCGGCAGCGTGCTCGACCCGTCGGCAGGCAGCGGCGTATTTACCGCGACGCGCCCGGCATCGGCCGTGATGACGCAGATCGAACTCGATGAAACGAGCGGCACGATCAACGGCCTCATCAACGATGGCCCGACCGTCAGCACGACGGTATCGCCGTTCGAGGCCGTCGCGGCTGCTACGCCCGATGAGATTTACGACGCGATCATCACCAACGTTCCGTTTGGCGACAACGCCATGCGCGGTGATGCGAAGCTCGCCGACAAGCGCTTCCAGAAAGCGAACCTGCAAGAGTATTTCATCCTGCGCTCGCTGCAGAAGCTGCGCCCGAACGGCCTCGCTGCGTTCATCGTGCCGCCGTCGATTGTCAGCGGCAAGGGTGCCAAGGCTCAGAAACTGCGCCTGCAGGCGTCGTTGATGGCTGAATTTGTCGGCGCGTATCGCTTGCCGAACAAGATTTTCAGCGAATCGGCCGCCGCCGACACGATCACCGACGTGATCGTATTCCGCAAATTCTCGCGCGACACCGCGACGAAAATCAGCGAACTGGAAACGCAGAGCCCGGACACCCTGCGCGCGGCAAACGTGCTGTGGGATGAGTTTCTGGAAGGCCGCTATTTCACCGGCACCGGCAAGCGCTTTGTGCTCGGCGAGGTCGGCACGACCAACGGCAAGTTTGGCGAGGTCGCAGCCGTCATTTCCGATGACTCGATCAGCAACATCGCCAAGATGATTCGCCGGTTCCCCGATTCGCATATCGTCTGGGACTTGCTCAACGCGGCGGAAACGGCACCCATCGTCTACAAAGATGGTGACGTGATCCATAAGGACGGGCAGACGCTGCAGTACAACGATGGCGCGTGGACGGCGCTCGATTCGTCGGTTGCGGATGATCGCGCCATGCTCGACGTCGGCACGAAGATCGCGACGGCATTCGAGGCCGTGACGGCGTCCGTGAGCCTCGCCGATGCGCAGGCATACGCGCGCTACAGCAACGCCAAGGGCAGCTATTCCGACGTGCCCGCGTGGCTTACGGCAACGCTCAAGGCTATCGACTCGCTCGGCGAGGGCGACATGCAACCGTGGTGGGAAGCGGTCACGGCGGGCATGGCCGCGATGCAACTCATGCAGGACGCGGACAGTGTCGAGCCGTTCAACTACCTCGAAGCGTACCCGGTTCTTTCCGCGCAACTCGCCAAGGTCCAGAACTACGGCAACAAGACCATCGGCAAGGCCTCGCGCCTCGAAAAGGACGCGCTGCTCTCGATTCGCAACGCCCGTTACAAGAATGAATTTACGGCATTCTGGCGCGGCTAAATCAAGGCCAACGTGAGCACCGTCGCGCTCACGCCCACGCAACTGTACGAAAAGACGAAGTACGAAAGCGAAGACGAAACCGGCTATGTGTCCGTCGAGAAGATGCGCGAGGCGTTTTCCGATTTCGACCCGCTGGCATCCGATGAGTGGTGTGTGTCGGCCGACGGTCAGCATGTCACGCATGCGAACGACTATTACACCGGCTCCTATGCGGACTTCCTGAAACAGGCGGACGCGGCGCTCGAACAGTGCACGGACCCGGATATCCGCGCCAAGCTCGTGAAACAGCAGGAAGCGGCAAAGTCGCGCGTGAACATCGTTGACGTCTCGAAAATGACGTTCAGCCTTTTCACGCCGCATATCTCGCCGCTGCAAAAGCTGGATTTCCTGAAACAGTACGTCTCGCCGGATATCTTTCTGACGACGGACGCGGAAGGCCGCGACGTTTTCGATATCAAACAGCCCTCGCTGTCGAAGTGGGCCAACGACGAAGAAAAAGCCGCCTACAAGGCGATGCAACGGTTCGTGAAGGGTTACCTTCGCAACCAGAACATCACGACCATGTCGAAGCAAACGGACGTCGAGCAAGATCCTGCTCGCGAGGCCGCATTGCTTCGCCGCATCAAGGAAATCACCGACAACGCGAAAGCCCAGTTCGATGCGTGGGCGCGCGCCAACGATGAGATTCAGGTAAGCCTGCGCAACAAGCTGAACGCGCCGGAAGCGCTGCGCTTCATTGAGGAACCGGACGGCACGCCGCTCGACATTCCGAACCTCAACACGGTCACGTTCCGCCCGCACGCGTACCAGTACGCCGCCGCGCGCCGCTACGCCCGCCAGTTTTCGGGCATCCTCGGCTTTGATGTGGGCCTTGGCAAGACGCTCACGGCTCTGGCATCGGTGCAGTACGCGCAGAGCATCGGCGTAAAGAAGAAAACCATTTTCGTGGTGCCTAACGCGACGCTCACGAACTGGAAAAAGGAAGCCGGTAAGGCGTACCTCGATACGTCGGATTGCCTCTTTGTCGGCATCGTGCAGGGCAAGGACGGCAAAGACAAGGTCGATAACGCGCAGGTCAAGCTCGACCTGAACACGATCCGCGAGAACCGTCACAGCAAGATTTTCATGACGCTCGAAGCGTTCAAGCTCATCCCGCTGCGCGATGAGACGATGGACGCCTATATCTCGTATCTGACAGAGCACGATGACGCGTATCTGCTCGCCGAAGAAGACGCGATGAAAAAGCGCGCGAACATCGCCGCCGCGAGCAAGCAGGGCAACGTTAAGGACGTCGGCGAAAAGTCGGGCGCACTGCCCTACTTCGAAGACATGGGTATTGATTCGCTCGTGCTCGATGAGGCGCACAACTACAAAAACTCGAAACTCACGTCGAGCGAGTTCAAGGGCGCGAAATACCTGGCTGATCCGGCGAAGTCGCAACGCGGCATGGATATGCAGGCGAAGTCTTGGTACGTGCGCGGGCTCTCGACGCGCAATGATGGCGTGCTCGCGCTCACGGCAACGCCCGTCACCAACAGCCCGCTCGAAGTCTATTCGATGCTCACGCTGGCGCTTGGCGAGCGCGAAGTGAACGCAATGTACGGCGTGAATGGCGCGGATTCCTTCATGGCCGCCGCGTGCGATATCGAAGAACGCGAGGAAGAAAACATTGTCGGCATCATGCGGCCGGTGCGCGTCTTTACGGGCCTGCAAAACGCCGGTCTGCTGCGCCGCCTGTTGCAAACGTCCGCGCTCATCAAGACGGCCGACGACGTCAAGGCCGACGGCATCGACATCAGCGTCCCGGCATACGATGAGGTCGCAACGGGCGTCGCTATCGGGCAAGCGTCGTATGACACCATCATCGACTACAAAAACCGGTATCTCGAAGCCGTCGAGCGGCTTAAGGCTGGCGGCGGCGATGCAGAGGACAAGCTGACGGGTTCGCCGTTCAACCTGATCCGCAAGATGCCGCGCGTCATCAATGACGCGGAACTGGACACCGGCATTTTCACGTTCTCGTTCGCGGCCGATCAGCGCGACGGTGCGCAAAAGGCTATCGACGCGTTCAACAAAAAGAACGTCGTTGAGGAACGCGACTATTGGGACAACAACGCGGACCCGGCCGACATTCGCACCAAGGTAGTCAAGGACGCGGAAACGGGCGAATCCGTCTCCAAGTACCTCGTGACGATCCGCGCACGCATGGCGCAGGCGGGCTCTGCTGTCGAACTGCTCTCGACGGACTACAGCACGCAGGAAACGCTGTTGAAGCTGCTCGGCGCGAACGACATTACGCCGTCGATCACTGTCAGCCCCAAGCTCGCCGCGCTGGTCGAAAACGTCAAGCTCGAAAACCTGCACCCGCGCTATCAGGGCAAATCGAAACAGATCATTTTCTGTGACGAACTGAGCCTGCACCACAAGATCAAGCTGGCGCTTGTCGAGCAGGTCGGCATTCCGGCCGCGAAAATCAAGATCGTCAATGCTGTCTCGGTTGACGTCGCGGGCATGCAGGACGTGCAGGACGGCTATAACGCTGACGGCGACGAAAACAAGTATTGCATCGTCATCGCCAACAAAAAGGCAGAGGTCGGCATCAACCTGCAGAAGGGCACGCAGGCTATCCATCACATGACGATCGGATGGACGCCGGACAGCATCCACCAACGCAACGGGCGCGGCGTGCGCCAGGGCAACCCGGTGGAGACGGTCAAGGTGTACCACTATGACGCTGACGGCACGTTTGACGCGTACAAGCGCAAGCTGGTCGGCATCAAGGCGGACTGGATTGGTGCGCTCATGCGCGGTGATTCGTCGCGCGTGAAGATCGAGGGCGACCTGTCGGCGGCCGATTACGAAATGCTGGCCAACGCCGTCGGCGATGCGTCCGCAATGGACCGCATCAACGATGAAATCGCCGCGCGCAACAAGCGCGAAAAGATCACAGCCGCCAAGGTGTCGCAGTTGCAGGCCGTGCGCATCATCGAAGCGCAGCAGAACTGGCTTGCGAAATTCGGCATGGGCGGCCCGGACGCGCGCGACACCGACGGCCGCAAGGGCTTTGCCGCGTGGATCAAAAACAAAAACGGCGCGGCGCAGCAAACGGCGTACAAGATCGGCGAACTGCAAGAGCGTCTGGACAAGACTGAGTCGGCTCTCATGTCCAAGCGCCTGAGCACGGAAATCTCGAACCTGCGCGCCAAGCTGCAAACCCAGCTCGAAGTGCTCGACGGCCTGCAGCGCGATTCGCGCGGCCTCGTTGTCGTGCGCTCCGAATGGTCCGCGATCAGCGACGACGAAAAGGCGACGACGGCTTACGCGAACTGGCAGAAAGACCTCGCGATGGCGAGCCGCATGCGCGATGAGGCAGGCGTGACGTTTGGCAACCGCACCGACGACGGCTATTCGGGTGAAGTGCTCGACCAGTTCATGCGCGGTGATGCTGCTATCGTGACCGGCAACCTCGTTGCGCTCGGCTCGTTTGTCGAGTATCAAAACAAGCTGCTCGTGATCGCCAAGCCGCGTAAGGCAGTGGACGCCGCCAAGGGCTTCGTTGGCTACAACCCGGCCGACCAGTCTGAAACGGAAGTGCTGCGCATGACGGGGCCGGTGTTCGTGGAAAAGAACACGCCGCAGTATTCGGCCGCCGTCTCGCGTGCCGCCGCCGCTGACGAACAGGTGATCGCGAATACGACGTCGGGATTCTCGGCAGAGAGCCCGTATCTGTATTCGAGTCTGAATGGCGACGTGCGCGAAGCGCTCACGGTTGCGATTCCGTCGATGATGGTCGATAGCGACACGATTTCGCTCGCGCCGCCGCTGTTCCCGTTCATCCTCGTGAGCAACGCGACGGGCAGCGCGTTTATCGAGCGCATCAAGGCAGAGCAGGAACCGCTCATCGCAGAGCGCGATTTCCGCGATAACGTGCGCCTGAAAGACATGCGCGTGCTCGGCCCTAAACTGGCGATGGACGTGCCCGGCCGCTGCGCTGCTATCCGCGACTATGCCCGCGCAACGGGCCTGCGCGCGACGGCTCAGGACGTGGCGTGCGTGTCGTCTTATATCTCGATGGAAAAGTGCCTCGATTCGCTCAAGCTGACGGAAGCGTTTTTCGACGCCCTGCCCGATGGCGTTGCATCGTCGGGCTCGCCGGAAGCGCTCGAAGCGTGGGCGCTGAACTGGTTCAACAGCGCGCAGGACTTCCTGCAGATCGACCGGCTCGAATCGGCACTCGGCTACGACATTTCGCGTTTCCGCCGCGAACAGTCGAAGATTGACGACGGTAAAGAGCGCTGGTATGTCGTCTCGCAGTCGCAACGCTACAAGCTCTCCGCGCCGTTCATCGCGGCAATGAAGTCGGCCATTGAGGGCGGTTTCCTCAATGACGAAATCACGAGCATGGCGAGCGCGTACACGTCCTACATGCCCGCCGATTTCACGCGCACGTATGGCCGCCAGTTGACGGAACTCGTGTTCGAGGACACCGGCGACTACATCGCCCTGAGAGTGGGTGTTGAGGACGCGCGCGCGGACATGCAACTGCCGCAATCGGCCCGCCTGTATGTGGAGTCGTGGGCCGATGCGCAAGCGATTGCCCTTGCTATCATGTCGCCGCAGTGGCAGGCAATGTGCCAGTACGCGAAGAAAGCGAAGTCGATTCGCGCGCTCGATGCCGCAGGCGTGGACATTCAAGGCATCCTGCAGGCTATTCGCTCGCTGCCGGGCGTGCTCGGTGCCGACGTCGGTACGACGGATGAGACGAAGTTTCAGGATCGTTGGTCGGCGCACTATGTCTATCATGCGAACACGTATATAAACATCACGTTTGTGCAGTATTCGCCGACGATGAAAAAGGTAGCCGCCAAGGGGCCGGACGGGTTGCAGGGCCGCACGTTTGACAACGTCCGCAAGGCTTTCCGCGTGACGATCAAGGACGGCGAGGTGTTCAGCGATGGCAAGCCGGTTGCATCGGTCAATGCCCTGTTCAAACACCTGGGCTTGAACCTTTCCGACTACCTCGTTTAATGATGCGCCGCCGCCTCGCAAGGGGCGGCGGCAACAAGGGACAACATGACTATCACGGCATTCAAGATCGACCCGGCATACCTCGCCGCGAAGCTCGCCGAATATCAGGCACAGGTCGGCGAGGGAAAGCCGCTATTGCCCGTTTTCGTCGCGCAGACGGCAAAGGTGCTCAATCACGACCGCTCCGCGTACCTGCGCTATGGCCCGTACTGGTGGGCGGTCAAGCGCGTGTTGCGCGCGAACGATATCGGCGTTGGCGAAACCGATGAGCCCATTTGGGCCGATGAGTTCGCGTGTGAGACGCCCGAACTGACACTGATCGCGGCATGGGAGTTTGCTGACGACAACATGGGCCAGTTCGGCGTGCAATCGAATGAGTACGACCTCGATGGCATTGACTTTCTGCTGTACGACCCGGATCAGGCAGAGCCGAAGTAAGGCCCGCTGCTACGGAAAAACCCCGCTCAGGCGGGGTTTTTTTGCATCAAAAGCTCGCGGCCTGCCCCGCTGTACAACGACGATAGCGCCTCCGCTTTCACCTTCGCCCAGGCATTCGGCGTGCTCGTGCCCTCGCCTGAAAACAGAAGCCCGGTAGGCTTGCCGTCGCTCACGATTTCAGCGATTACCTTGAAGGTGTTCGGGTCATCGGTTGCCCATCCGACAACCTCCGCCCTGTCGCCATACTTCGTGCGAGGTCTAAAATCGGCGGTGGACTTAGGCATGCGCCTCTCCCTCGCGCATCTTTTCGAGCGCAGCGCGCACAAGAAAGCCGCTACGGGTTTCCTTGTGGCTTTCCGCATAGGCATCAATCTGCACGAGCACGAAACGCGGCACGCTGATATTGACGCGCTCAGGCTTCGTGTCGAACTTCGTCGGATCAACATCGACCATCGCCCAAATCGCGCCCGCATAGTCCGGGTTATCGCGCAACTGCTCGACCGGCGTTGGCTCGAACTTCACTTCGTCGCCCGATTCGATGGACACCTCAACCCATCCCTCGATTGCTTCCAGCGTGCTCTCAATCGCCTGCTCGATGCTGTCGCCACTCGAAAAGCAACCCGGAAAATCGGGCACCGTCACGCCGTAGCTACTGCCGGGATCTTTGTGGATTGCGATAGGAAATTTCACGGCTTCACTCCAGGTATGTGAAAAACCCGCCGGGCTTTGCTACTGCCCGGCGGTACATCAGAACTTCATGCCTGACTGACGCTCGATGCTTTTAAGTGTCCCAATCGGTATGTCTTTATCGGGATGCTTCACCGTCGTTGTGCCCGGCTTCGTCGGGTGCCGGTAGTGGTGATGACTGCCTTTCACCCTTACCAACGTCCACCCGTCCGCTTCCAGCAATCGAATCAATGTTCTTGAATCCATGTTGTCTCCGAGTGCTGAATGTGTATTCTATACACACCGACGAAGAACACAAGAAAAATGTGTATCGCGTGTGTAAAAATATCGCTTGCACAATGAAACGTGACAACATACTATTGAGTCTCCACCACACGAGACGGGCACAACAATGGCAACGGCAAAAGAACTGATCGCGGCGATGACCGTGCAAGGTAATGACTTTTCGACCGCAAAACTTCTGACGCCTGCGGAACTTGCGCAGGTAGTGAAGTTCAAGGAACGCGGCTTTAGCATCCTCGTCGGGATCAGGCTCGACGCCCGCATCGAGGGCGACGAAGAACACTACTACCGTGACGGCATTACCGGGTCGGTTCCAGTCACGCAGAGCGACGCGCTCAACCTCGCGCGTAACGGCCTGAGCGATACGATGGTTGAAAAAGGCGCACGCTTTCGCTGCTACGTGACTGAGAGCAACGGGTGGGACCGCAAGACTATGGCGGACTTCAAAAAGCGCACTCTCTGGATTTCCCAGTAACCTCCGCGCCCGCTAAGGCGGGCCAACAACGTAGGGAGCACGGCATGGAAAACATGGCAACGATGGCCCGCGCAGAAGCGGCGAGCGACCGCAATTACGAACGCTTTGTTCGTACTGTAGAGAGAATCCTCGATTGCGACATTCTCGACGGGTCGGATGAGGAAGGCACTTGCGACGACATTTTCCGCGACGGTGGCACGCCTGAGGACGCAGCAGCAGAGATTGACATGGATTGGCAGGCCGCCGCCGACGTGTGCGCAGAGCGCCGCGCCGAACGTTGCCTGTCTCCCGGTTACGGCAGCTAAAATAACCCGCCCGCATCGCGCGGGCATAATCGCACCCATCATGGCTAAGAAAACAAAATTCACATTCACGACCGCCGACGGCATCACCGCGACGCGCACGAGCGAGCGACCTTACACGCATGTCGTCGTCGGCCGCCGTGACAATGTGCGCGAGCGCAAGGCCGTCAGATCGAAGCATGGCTACCACATGGAGAATTACGCATGGTGGGCACTCGTCGCGGCAACGCCTGTCGGCGAAGTACCGCCCGGTGGATACGCCAAGGTGACGCAGAAAAACATCGACGGTGTTCGCGAGACTCTCGACGCATACGCGGATGCGCAGGCGTATGCCGATGCGACTATCGCAAGCGAACTCGCCGCACTCGGCGACGGCGACACCGGCCCGCTCACGGTGCTGCAATGGTCAATGTCCGAGAACGCGGCGCACCGCGCCGTCGGAGGTTTCAGCAAGATTTTTCTTGATGTTCACGTTTTGCCTGTCAGCGAAGGACAACCGCCCGCGAGCAAAGGCGAATGATGAACACCAAACCTGCGCGTGAAAAACGAATCCCCCTGTCGGAACGCGAAACCCTGTTTTTGATGCAGAAGGCCGGGCATAGCCGGTCACTTGAATTGACGTTCGGCTCTCATGTCTGCCTGCGCGTAACCGACGGCAACGCGTGGGCGCTGCCCTACCTGATGGTTTGCCGACTTCAGACCATCGAGCAGATCATTGAATACGGCGTGTTGCATTAACGCAGGCGGCCCTTCCCTACACAAAGGGCACGCGTTATAGTTTGCCCGTCGTGTCGTGACTGTGGTGGTCCGCCTCGATATGCCGAACGGCCAGAATCGGCATACCCCGGAAAGGGTTTAGCGTTTGATCCATTGTTGTGCTCTCGAAAAGCCCCTGCGATAAGCGTCGCAGGGGCTTTTCTCTTTGGGCGGCACGCGAGGAAAACGCAGGCGGGCGGGTGAAAAATCAGCGTCAACAATGGACGCTGTTCTCATATCGCCCATGCCATGCAAACGACTTCTGAATTGTCCAGCAAGGCCAAACGCTTTCTGTCGCGGGTTCTCCCGACTCGCGCAGGCAGCAATAACGCCATTTCGCAAACTGAGCAATCGGACGCCCTCACGGACGGGCTGACTATCTCGATGCTGCTCGGCACCGGCAAGCGCGTCGCGCGCAACCGGATGCAGATTTACCTCAAGTGGATTGAAATGATCGGCGACCCGATCATTTCGACCGCGCTGCGCCTGCACGTCACGGCCGCCCTGGGCGGTCACGAGACGTCGGGCGACGTTGTCTTTATCGAGACGGCACCGACCGCCAAGGGCAACAAGCAGAAAGAAAAGATCGCGGCCGAAATCGCGAAAGACCTCTCCAGCATTTTCAACCGTATTGCGTACACCGTCGGATTCAACGGCGCAGGCTATGGCGACGCCTACGGGCGCGTCTATACGGAAGGCAAGCGCGGCGTGGTGGACGTCTATGTCGATGAACTCGTGCACCCGTCGATGGTGACCGCATACGAACGCGGCAATACGACCGTCGGCTTTGTTGTGGCGAGCGGCGCGAAGGCAACCGAACGGCTTAACCTCTTTCAGATGGCGCGCATGAAAATGCCGCGCATGGTGTATATCCCGCAGGTGCGCGCGATGGAAAAAGCTATCCGCGTGCACCTGAGCGAGGACAACCTGCACCTGTTGCCGCTCATGCCCTCGCTGATCGGCGGCAGTTTCCTCGACGCTGCAGAATCGCCATACGATCAGCTATCGGCCGCGCTGGTCGGCCGCGTTGGACAGCGCGTGCTCGATTCGATTGACGAAAGCATGATGACCGTCAATCAGCAGGGCATGACGAAAGAGCAGCGCACCACGTTTATGACGAACATCAAAAACGTGTTGCGCGCGAGCAAGGCCCGCGCAGAGGCCGCCATCTAGAGCGGTAAGCCGGTGCTCGAACGGGTGTACAACATCATCCCGGTCACCGATGAGAAGCAACTCACGGCGATCAACGGCTCGCTCACGAACGGCGGCGGCCGTGGCCCGGCCGGCTCGATCAGCATTGAGGACGTGCTCTTTCACGCCAAGCTGCTGTCCGGCGCAATCGGCAGCGACCTCTCGATGCTCGGCTTTTCCGAACTGCTGTCGGGCGGCCTGGGCGATGGCGGCTTTTTCCGCACGTCGGCGCAGGCGGCCGAACGCTCGCGGCTCATCCGTGTTGGCCTCACGGACTTTTTCAATCACATCATCAACATCCACACGGAAGCAAAGTACGGCGTCATTTTCGAGCCGGATGAGCGGCCGTGGCACGTCAACTTCTACGGCACAATCAGCGCACTCGAAAGCGAGCGGCAGAAGACGAAAACGGAAGCCATGAATACCGGCTTGCTGCTCGTTCAGATGCTGCAGCAGTTGCGCGAACTTGGGCTTGATGACAAGGCACTGACTGAAATCCTCGTGAAAATCGCGCTGCTCGATGAAGATCAGGCGAAGCTCATCGTTAAGGGCATGCCGAAAGAGACGCCCGATGACGGCGGCGGTGGTGGTGGTGGATTCGGCGGGCGCGGCGGCGGCAAGACCGGCGCGGCGGACACTGGCGAGGACGAATAATGTCGATCTTTGACGCGGTCGCGCGCGACCTGGGCGCAGGGTCCAATTCGTCGCGCTTTGATGACATCAACCAACGCCCGCAGCTTGGCGGCAGCACCGGCTCTGGTGGTCTGCTCGACAACGTCAACAGCGCGCTCAACGGGCTTAACAGCCTGAATGTGGGCGGCTTTTCCGTGGGCGGCGCAGGCACGGCACTGGTTAAAAACGCGGTCGGCAAGCTCGCGCCTCAGGCATCGGGCGCGCTGTCGAAAGCGCTGCGCGGTGACCTGCTCGGCGCGGGGCTCGATGCGTTCGGCCAAACGGCACTTGGCAAGCGGATCAACAACGCGCTCACGAGCGACACCGCGACGCAACTCCTGTTTGAGGCAACGGCCAATCCGCTGCTCGGCGGCATTACGCCGCTCGAAGCGCGGCAGATCATTCAGGAAATGCAGAGCACGAACTACGCGAAAAAGAACCTCTTTTTTCTCGAAATTCTGGACTTCTATCCCGGTAACGGTGTCGCGGGCAAAACCTCAGGCCTGTTCAACCTGTTCGCAACGAGCGTGTCTATCGGGCCGTGCACAGCAGAGGCCGATGCGATCAACGTTGGTTCCGCGCAGATGGACAGCGTGCACGGCAGCAGTCGCACGGAAATGCGCATCACCACGTTCGATGACGCCTACGGCTCTATCCAGCGCTGGTTTGAAACCCGGTTTGACGGCATGGCGCACAACGATGGCACGTTCGGCGTTCCGGCCGATTACCTCGTACAGGTGCGCCTGCTACAGGCGGCCGTCAATGACACGGTGATGCAGCGCTTTGGCGGGCTCGAACGCAAATGGGTGATGCGGCCCGGCACGCTCGAAACCGAAATGAATCGCGGCGAGGACGGCCTGCAGGAAATCCAGTTGTCGTTCACGCAGTTCGATACCTTCATGTACAACCCTTGACGATGAAAACCGATTCGAAAGGCTTTCTGATCGCGGACGCGCCGCTCGACACGGCCTCGCTCGCATCCGGCATTGATGCCGTGCATTCCGACACGAGCGCGATTCTCTCGCTGCTCAAATCGGGTAGTCGGGCATCGTTGATGCGCCAGCAACGGGTATCGAGCCCGGCGCGCGCCGCGCTCGCGGGGCCGTCGGCCGGTGTCACGGCGGCGGCAGCATCGGCCGTGCGCTCTGCCCTCGCGAAGTCTCGCGCGCGCGACGCGGGCGGCCGGTTCCTGCCCGGCGCGAGCGCGACCTCGCCGCCTGGACAACTGACGGACGTTGCCAAGGCCGTCGATTCGATGACGCGCAAGCAGGCAAGCGACCGCGCCGCAGAGAAGCGGGCAGAGTCGGCAGCAGCCGCGCGCGGCGATCAGAAGCGTGACGCAAGCGGCCGTTTCGTCGGCAGCGGCGGCGGTAGTGGCGGCGGCCGTCGCAGCGGCGGCGATGGTTTCGGCCTGCTCTCGCGCCTCAAATCGCTCACCGGGTTCGGCTCGAAAATCGGGTTGCCGGACGTCGGCGATTTTGACAAGGTGGACCCGTCGGTAGAGGCCGCGAAAGAGGTGCACAAGCTCGTAGGCACGCCGCTGGCGGCCGTTGGCAAGCTCACCAAGGCGGGTGTAACGCGTGCCTTTGGCGGCGGCGCAAACACGGCCGTATCGTGGTATCGCAAGATTTTCAACGTCCTGAAGTCATCGAAAGATCAACAGGGCGAGTTCGGGCTCGTGCAGACTCGCACGCTCAAAGAGATCGACAACAAGACGGGCGGTGAGAAAGGCAGCGGCGGCGGCCTGCTCGGCAGCATCGGCGGCGCACTGTCCGGCCTGCTCGGCAAGGGCGGCGGTTTGCTTGGCAAGGGCGGCGGCCTGTTGAGCAGCGTGCTCGGCGGTGCAATGAAAATCGGCAAGTTCGGATTGAAGCGCCTGCCGCTGCTCGGCGCGCTGTTCGCGGGCGGCTCTGCCCTCGCCTCGATCATGGGCGGCGACGATCCGAACAAGACCGCGCAGGAAAACCGCGAGGACCGTTTCAAGGGTGCCGGGTCCGGTATCGGCGCGCTGGTCGGCGGTGCCGTCGGCCTGATCGGCGGCCCTGTTGGTGCGATGATCGGCGGCGTCGTTGGCGACAAGGTCGGCGAACTGGTCGGCGGCTGGCTGGCTACGCTCGACTGGACAAAGATCGGCGCGCAGATCACCGGCGCATGGGATGACACAGTCGGGTTCTTTAAAGACTCGTGGAAGACCGTTACCGACAAGCTCGAAGGCGTCGCAAAGACCGTCGGCGACGCGTGGACGGCCATCGTGTCGGGCGCTAAGGCGTTCCTGAAAGACAAGTTCGGCGTGGACATTGATGCGCTGCTCGGCAAGGCAAAGGACGTCGTTGCGCCCGCCGTCGAAGCGACGAAGAAGGCCGCCGCGCCGGTGATCGACGCGGCGAAGAAAGGCGTTGATGCCGCTGCCGATGCAGGCAAGGCCGCCGTGGACTACGGCAAAGAGCGCGTCACCAAGATGGCCGCGCCCATCGCGACGGCCGCAGGCAACGCGCTCGACTGGGGCAAGGGGCTTTTCGGCAAGGGCTCGAAGGGCAACAAGCTCGCGCTCATGTCGGCGGCCGATAAGGCGGGCATCACCGACCCGAAAGAGCGCGCGATGTTTATGGCGCAGATGGACACCGAAAGCGGCGGTTTCCGCAGCCTTGAGGAAAACCTCAACTACAAACCCGCGACGCTGCGCAAGGTGTTCGGCAAGTATTTCAAGAGCGACGACGAAGCCAAGGCGGCGGCAGCGGGCGGCCCGGAAGCCATCGCGAACAAGGTCTACGGCGGGCGCATGGGTAACACCGAAGCGGGCGACGGGTACAAGTATCGCGGCCGTGGCTTCGTGCAGTTGACCGGAAAGGCCAACTATAAGGCGGCGGGCGAAGCGCTCGGCATCGACCTTGTGAATAACCCGGACCTCGCGGCGGACCCGGCCGTCGCGGCGCAGCTCGCGACATGGTACTGGCAGAGTAAAAGCGGACTCTCGGAAGCTGCCCGCGCAGGCGACGTCAAGACCGTGACGCGGAAACTCAACGGCGGGCTCAACGGGCTCGACGTGCGTGACGAAAAATACGACAAGTATCTGGCGCAGGGCAGCGCTACGCCTTCGCTTGGCACCGGCACGGCCGTCGCGCAGGCGGCACCGCCGCCCATCGCGACAACGGCCGCCGCCGCCGCGCCGAAACCGCCCGCGATTCCCGTCGCTGCCGTGCCTGCCGCGCCCGCTGCGCCGCCCGCGCAACAGGCCTCGATTCCGGTCCCGGTCAACAGCGACAAGCCGCTAGAGGTCCGCGTTGCCGATGATCGCGCCGTCGGGCAGGACTTGGGTAACCGCCGCCTCGCGCAGATCGCAACGGGCGGACTGTCGGGTTAACCGCAAAAGGGGCTAGGAAAACGTAAGGGCACATGGCACACTCGCCAAAATTTTTCAACGTGGAAATGACCATGCGCTACAAAAAGCTGTTCATCGCCGCCGCGTTCGCCCTTGCCGCCCTGCCCGCTTTCGCCGATCAGGCGAATCTGGACCGGGCAGTAAAGGACGCGCTGGCGACCTATAAAAGCGGCGGCGAGCAGGCGCTCGCGACGAAAGCCGACCTCTGCACGACCGGCGTAGATTTCAGCGGTGCGGCATCGAGCCCGGCCCGCGAGGTCGAATACTGCATGGCGCTCGAAGCGGCGGGCGTGGTGATGCTTCAGCATGACGGCAAGCTGGCACAGTCGGACTACTTTCAGCCGACGGACGTAATGGTCCGCGCGAAAGCGAACCTTGTGCGCGCGCATGTGATCGAACTGCCCGAACAGGACAACGCCTATGTCATCCCGCGCATGAAGTACGTGCGCGAGCAGGTTCTAAAGCGCATGTAAGCCAGGCAAAAACGCCCACACCAAGCCCGCCGCGAGCGGGCTTTTTTGCGTCCGCAGCTTTAGGAAAACACGCGCGAGTCAAGCCAGAAACGGCCCTGAAAATCAATCGGCACTCCAACATTTTCAGGTGACACGCACATGATTAGCACCGGCAATTACCTTAAAACGGTACTCGGCACGGTACAGGCAATGGGTGACAAGGCCATCAGCAGTGATGGCATGTTTGTGCCCGTCGGTTACGAGGACATGCGCTTGCTTTGCAAGCAGTTCCCGCAGCCGGTCCTGTCCTCGAACGGCGAAATCCCCATTCCCGGCCCGCTCGGCACGGAAACGTTTCAGTCGCAGCAGGCAAAGATCAACCATCAAGGTCAGATCGCGTTTTACGAAACCGAAGACGGTCACGTTCAGAACTTTATCCGCTCGCTGCAGGCGAATGGCGGCCGGTTCGACGCCGCGATCTATCACGGCACGATGGAACAGTACAAGCGCGGCTGGCGCATCACGGACTGTTTCATCCAGTTCGAGGACGTGGACCGCGACTGGGAAAACCGCTCGCAGGTCATTCTCCTGAGCGGCACGATCTTTTTCCATTACACCGGCGACGACATTCCGGGGAATATCTAATCGTGAAGCTCGTTGAACTCGCGAACACCGTCCGTTGGTCCTATGGCATCGTCATCAGCGATGACGATTACAACCAACAGGCGGTGAATGCTGCGCGCGTCTATCTCGGCTATGCGCACATCGCGAGTGTTGACCCTGTCGTTATGGTCGATCCGCCGCCGACGTGTCCGCAGCCGGACCCGGCCGCCGAAGTGGTGATCGGCTATAACGGCACGATTTTCGACGCAGCGCCGCGCCCTGCGCAGGTGCCGACCTACCCCGCGCCGACGTCGAAGCTATCGAAAGATTCCGATATCACCGATGGCGAATGGTTCGTTATCCGCCCGCTTTTCATGCTCTACGTTGAGCGTGAAAACGCGCGCGCGCTCGAAGCATCGAAACAGCTTGGCGTTGAGGTGTACGGCCGCACGGTCGATCAGGTAGAGGCCGACATTCGCACCTATGAAACGCAGGACTTGCCGCGTCTCGCGTTCGCCCAAACCGTCGAAGTTGTGTGATGCAAAAGCCCGCTACTCCCATGCTCACGGCCGCCTATCTCGCGGCCGTCACCGAAGCCGCGAAAGCGAACCGCGCGCGGCTCGACGCCTGCACGTCGCACGTTTTCACGCCCATCTTGCCGGGGAGTCGTCTGCGCCAGCGCTACGTCTGTGCGAACTGTGCGGGCGAGGTCGATAGCGCGTCCTATCGCTTCTACGCACAGGGCCGCGAGCACGAGGCGCGCAAGTGATCGAAGTCGCCAACATGCGCGGCGACATGATCCTGTCTGCCGTGCTCCGCTCCGACCTCGCACCGATCCCGTACACGTTCGAGGCACAGGTGCGCGTCACGCAGGACACGGCCGCGACGTTCAAGGACAACGCCGTCATCACGGTCAACTCGACTGCGTTTCGCATTGTCCACACTGAGCCCATTGTGAATGTCGGCGGCGGCCCGCAGGGTAAAGAGCCGATCAACGCCGTTTCGATCACCGCGTACCCGGATTCAATTGCCGACGTCGCGCGCCCGCGCTCCCAGGCTGTCGCCTTCGAGAACACGAGTCTTTCGGGTATCTATCGAGCGTGCGGCGCAAATGTCCCCATCAAGGGTGACTTGCCGGTGAGCGGCTGCGCCTGCCTGATCGGCAACATTCCGACGTTTCAGATTGCCCGCGTGCTGCAAGAGGAATCGTCTGTGCTTATGTGGCGCGGCGGCTCTCTGCAGTCGATGAGCCTGCGCGACCTCATGGCACAGGTGCCCGTCGATTCAATGGACGGCGTGGACTCTGAGGGCGTGGTGAGCGAGTTCATCGTAGCCGATGAGGTGCCCGTCTATTACTCCGTTGCCGCCGACGGTTCGATCATTTCAGGTCCGCGTAATAACCCGTGGCAGCGCTCCGAATACGCGCCGCGCAAGAGCGCTCGCGCGCTCGCCGCTATGGGCCGTGTGCTCGTGCGTCGCCGGGTCATCACCGGCAAGGTGCGCCCTACTATCCGCGCCGGTGACGTCGTCTCGATTCGCGGGACGCCCCTTGTCGCGATGACCGTCGCGCAGGTGATGAAAAACGGGACGGGCGGCGACGCGCAGCAGCAATACACCCGTATCTGGCTTGGGAGTCTTTCATCATGATCGGCGGACTTCTGCCCGCTGTCGTCGCGTCTGTGACTGACGATGACCGCGAGGGCCGTCAATACCGGATCAGCATTCCGGGCCTCACCGATGGAGCGGCCGTGATGCCGCTCGCGCAACTGTGCAATCCCATCGGCGACAACAGCGAGGAAACGGAGATCCGCATCAAGGCCGGTGACCGCGTCTGGATCGCGTTCGAAGCGGGCGATACCCGTCACCCGGTGATCGTCGGCTATCGGCCAAAGAATCAGGAAAACGGCATCGACTGGCGGCGTTTCTTCCACGCAAACTTTCAGTTCAACGCTGACAACACGTTTGAGGTCATCGCTAACACGCTCGTGCATGTGAAGGGCGAAACCGTGCACGTAGAGGCGACGACAACGAACGTAGACAGCACCGATACCAACGTGAGCGGAAACCTCACGGTGGGCGGCCTGCTCACGTTTAACGGCGGTATGACGGGCAAGGCCGGTGCGGGCGGCGGCAAGGCGATCACTGTGCAGGGCGGCGCTAACTTTAGCGAAGACGTGACCGCCGCAGGCGTGAGCGTAAGCGGCCACAAGCACCCTGAGACGGGCTCAACGACGGGCGCACCGATCAAGTCATAAGGCAACCATGAAGAACCTGATTTTCGACATTTACAACCTCTCCCACAAAGACAAGTCGATCAAGGACGCGGTGCGTGCATTCCAGCGCGCCGGTGCGACGGTCGCGACTGTGGACGTCGATCCGAAAACGAAAAAGACGCTTGGCGTCGAGTATCGCGAAGTGCAGTTCGCGTTCTCCGACTCGCAACAGGTGCGCTTTGGCGTGAACGCGTCCGGCGACGTTGCGCAGGTTCGCCTCAACGGGCAATCGCTGCCTTTGAAGAACCCCGACGATCACGCCGCCGCGATCAAGGAAATCGTTGCGGCGATGGATAAGGGCCGCTCGAAGTTTCAGCAGAAGCAGGCCCGCCAGAAGGTCGCGCTGCCCGGCACGATTCGCACCGCCGCGCCAAAGATCGAGGCGGTATTGCAGCACAAAGTTACCGCCCTCAACGCTCAGATTGCGGATGCAACGACCAAACGCGACTCGTTGAAAGCGCAACTCGGCATCGTCTGAGAGCCCCACCCCGCCTCGTTGTGAGAGGTGTTCGTGACTTAGGAAAACTCGACACGGACACCTGAAATTTCGCTCTGAAAATGAAATCTCGATCAGAGCAAGTTCCCTTGCTCTTGTTTGAGAAACCATCTTTCAAGGTTAGGACAATGAGCGGAACTCCGAACGCAGGCAAATTCAATCTCGCCGATCAGTCGGCAATCGAAAAGTTCGTGCATAGCACCGTCGCGAACGTCGCAAAAGATTCGGGCACGACGATGTTCGACTCGGCGGCAGCGGCCACGCATGCTGGCACGGCACTGGCAAACGAACCGGGCAACACGCCCCAAATCCTCACGGAAGTGCTCGGCAAGGTCGGCAACACCGACGGCGAGAAAGACCTCGTTGGCGCGCTGTTCGACGGTGTACGTCAGTACGAGCGTCAGCACGGCATGTTGCCGTCGGGCGACGTGATTCTGTCGGCGCTGCATCAGGCCGATACGCTGTTCGACTCGTTGACGAACAGCCACCACGATCAGATTTCGCTCGCACCGAACGCGCCTGTTGTCGCGATTCTCGGCGCGCTCGCGGAAGCATGCCCGTTTGCAGGCTATCTGCCTGCCGACCGTGGCTCGAACGAGGCGCGTCTCATCATCGTGACGCACCAGGCAGGCTCGAACTTTGGTGATTACAACCAAGGCGACCTGATGGACGGTATCAAGCAGGGCGGCTCGTATCTCGCTTCCTCGCGTACCTCCACGCTGACGGCACCGAACGCGGGCGCGGGTGTGACCGACTATCACTTCGCATTCACGGCGCAAACGGGCGGCGGCAACGCAAACATTCTGCTGCGCGGCCGTTCGATCATCTACGTGAATGGCCTTGTGGCAGCAACGGAAGTTGCAAACGGCCCGTCGTCGGCCGCTCAGGTTCCCATCGTCGGCACGATCAACCTCAACGGCACGGACTACGCGCTGTCGGGCATCGTGAAGCCGGGCACCGGCGAAGTGACGGTTACCCCCACGCCTGCTTTCCCGGTCGGCACGGCTGTTACGGCTGAATCGTTCCTGGACTACGAAGCGGACGCGAGCGTCACGCCGCGTATGCAGGTGCAGGCGCAAATGTTCCAACTGTTCGCGTCGCCGTACCGTGCGCTGTACCAAGTCACGCCGGAAGCTCGCTCGCAGTTCGCGAACGAAGTCGGCGTCGATGCAGGCGCAGAGGCCATGCTGACGGTGCGCGGCCAGTTCGCGATGGAGCGTCATTACGACGCGCTGCGCAAGGCGAAGATGATCGGCCAGTTCCAGAACACGGCCACGTTCGACTACCAGTACAGCGTGCAGATCCAGCAAAAGGTCCGTGCGCAAATCTGGCAGGACTTCGCCGCAGTACTCGGCCTCGTGTCGCAGAAGATGGCCGAAGACACGGCAGATCACGGCGTCACGCACCTGTACGTGACGAAGTCGGTTGCGGCGCAATTCCGCTCGATGCCGCAGGAACTGTTCGTTTCGTCGGGCATCGTGGACCGCCCGGGTATCTACCGCGTTGGCCGCCTGTTCGGCCAGTTCGAGGTGTACTACTCGCCGAAGGTGGTCAACGAGGCACCGGACGGCTCCTCGGCTGAAATCCTGTGCGTGGGCCGTTCGACGCAGACGGCACGCTGCCCGATCATCATGGGCGACGCTCAGGCACCGATGCTCGAACAACTGGGCGTGACCGAAGCGCTCAAGTCGGGCTACGGCTTCACCTCGCGCTCGTTCAACGCGGTCAACCCGCACCAAATGTCCACCAAGGGCGCGGCTCGCATCACGGTTACCACCCTCAAGTAAGCCCGCACGGCTCCGCGCGCCGTGCGCGGGGCACCTGACGGCGGCACTGGCTTTTCGCTAGTGCCGCCGTTTCCCAACCTGCTCCGATAAGGAAACCGCAATGCCTCCGCGCAATACCACTGCAGCACCGAAGAAGCCCGCCGTTGCAACGGCCATCGCCGAAACCGTCGATACGTCGCAGTTCCCGCGTCACATGCAGATCGTCAACAACACGGCAATCCCGCGTGTGATCGGCGGCACGTATGTCGAAGCCAGTTCGAAGGAAAAGATCCACATTCAGGACGCGGACGCACTGACGCGCGCGAAACAGGATTGCCTGTTCCTGCTCGAACTGAGCGATCACAACAAGCCGGAAAAGGACTCGGACCCGGAAACGCACGCGCTGCACGTCACGGAACTGGACAGCGACGATACGGCAGAAGTGGCGGAAACGGCTGAATCGACGGGCGACGACAAGGGCGAAACGGCCTAAGGCAAGCCGCACGGTTTAAACGCATCAAGGGGAAACCATGTCTTTTTACGCGCATACCCGCTCGCTCGGCAATCAGCCGGGCGTGCAACTGAATCCGAAGCGCGACGAAACCGATGGCTTTGTGACCGATCAGAGCGATCAGGTCATTTCGGTCATTGGCCGTTTCAAGCGCGGCCGGATTGATGCACCTTTTCTGGTGGATCGCGGCAACATCAAGCGGCGTCTCGGCAAGCCCGAATCGCTGCGCGTGTCCGCGCTCAACGAGGCCTATGTGCAGACTTACGAGGCCGTCAACAACGGCGCACGTAACGCTGTCGTGTGCCGCCTGAGCCCGGAAACCGCGACCAACAACTATCTCGTCTATCGCATCGACTCGCAAACCGGCGCATCGTCGTTCGCATCGGTTCCGGCCCTGCCGACGGACGCGTATGTCTTCGCGCTGAAAGACCTCGAATGCTACAACGACGGTTCGATCTACACCGTGAGCGCGTTGAAGACAACCGACGGCACCGGCGCAGTGATCGCGAACAAGGAAATCACGCTCACGATCTATGACCCGGACGGCACGACCATCCGCCTGCAGGAAACGGGCTCGCTCGACCCGGCTGCTGTCGATGAATACGGCAACGACTATTTCATCGGCTCGCTGATCGCGGAACAGACGGACCTGATCGAAGTGACGGCATACGCTGGCGCGAGCATTCCCGCACTTGCAGACTGCTACGGTCGCGCGACGGACGGCACGCAAAAGACCGCATCGAGCGGCGTGATGGTGCTGTTCACGGAAGGCGGAACCGGGTACGTGAACGATGACTATGACCGCGTCATCGCGGCTCTGGAAAAATCGACGCACGACTACGGCTACATGATTAGCGGCGGCACGCAAACCGTGGCGCTGCTCGCGAAGCAAGCCGCGTTGAATATCCGCGCAAACCGCCTGTTCATCATCGACGTTCCGGGCGGCCTCACGGTCGCGGCCGCACAGACGTTCATCGCGCAGCTTGGGCTCGATACGGAGTATGTGAGCCTGTACTGGGCTCCGCTCAAGACCGATGACCCGGTCAATGGCGGCAAGGCGATCATCGGCGTGGGCGGCCTGCAGGCGGGTCTGCGCTGTGCACGCAACGCACAGACGAACGCCAATGGCCTCGCGCCGAAGAACTACCCGATTGCGGGTAAGGCGTTCGCGCTGCCGCGTACCGGCGTCAAGCAGATCACGACGCCCGATGACATCACCGAAAAGAGCGACCTCGCGGCGGCAGGCTGCAACCCGGTGCTGTACGAAAAGTACAACGGCGGCGGCAAGTTCGTTTTCACCGATTCGATCACCTCGAAGAAAACGACCGGGTATCTCAAGCTGATTTCCGTCTCGGAAATGTCGGGCTCGATTGACGACATGATTTCGAAGTACGGCAAAGAAGCGCTGCAAAACCCGATGGAAGTCGCTCTGAAAAAGATGAATGACTTCCTCAAGGCGCTGTTTGACGGTGCGCGCAGTTCGAACTGGCTGGTCGAATCCGACGAGCTAGGCAACGACGGCTACACATTCACCGTCGCTCGCAACGTGCAGCGTCCGGCCGACCGTATCGACGTCGGTTACTGGCTGCATTTCGACGGTGTCGCACGCGCGATCTACCTCACGCAAACCGTTTCCAAGTAAAGGGAAATCATGAGCATCAATCACATTCATCCGGCCTCGGAAATGCTGCGCCGGGCGCTCACGCCGGTTGCGCCTGCAAAGCCCGCGCCGCAAGGCACGGTGTTCGACGGCGCAAATGACGACGATTCGACGGCCGATCCGAACGGCTACGCATCGACGGACCTGCGCATCAAGGCGGCCTCCATCGTGCAGGCATGGGCGGCAACGGATGCCGACTCGCTCGGCGACGGTGAAACGCTGGCCGACCGTCTGCTTATGCTGGTCATCGGCGCAATCGACGTCGATAAGGACGGCGAGATCAGCGATGACGAATCGCAGGTCGCTGCCGTGCTGATCGACTATATCTGGGACTACCTGAGCAGCAAGGGTGTCTCCGATGACGATTGCGCAGCGCTGCTCGATGACGGCGACAACGACGCGGCTAACCGCGTGAAAGACCTGCTCGCGGACTCGCTGCCGACGGATGACGAATCGGCGGCTGACGACGTCGATTCGTTCGCGTTCGATGACGAAGCGCAAACGGCTGTCTTCGATAGCGCTGGCGAAGTGATGTTCGACGCCGCGTACAAAAAGAAAGTCGCGTTCCGCGCCGGTCACAAGGTGCGCATCAACAAGCGCGTGTCGGGCACGGTTCGCCTGTCGGCAAAGCAGAAAATCGCCGTGAAAAAGATGCTGCGCAAGTCGCACTCGGCATCGGCAACCATCAAGCGCATGAAGTCGATGCGCATGCGCTCGAAAGCCGGTCTGTAAAGACTGACTGAGCCGCCGCCCTGCCTCTGGCGGGGCGGCTCTCCCCTCTCCCCTACCGGACTGCTGCCGTGTCGTTCAATGACTCATCGCCCGCCGCCTCGGTGTCCTCTGGAAGCCAGGCGACATACAAGGTTCTTTCTTCGAAATGGGATGGCCTCAATCCCAGGCTGATCGCGGTGTTCTACCCGGTCAAGCGTTCCTCATCGGGACAAGGGTGGGAACAGAGTTTCGCCAAGCGCACCGTATCGTCGGCCGACAATTTCGTAGTCGATGACGGCTTTGAGGTGCACACACCGATCACGGACGGCTCGCAGGAAATGTCGTTCAACTGGAATAGTCCGTTTGAGGGTGCGGGCGCAGAGTCGAAGATCCCGACGCTGTCGAGCATGCTGCAAACGGGCACGCTCACGGCCGACCTGCAGGCGCTGCTCGGCAACAACGTAGCGAACAACGACGTCGGCAAGGCGCTGCGCGACGTGACCGGCCGCACCGGCATTACGAAGCTCAATTCGACGCAGGTGTTTTCGGGCATGCCGCCCATCAAGTTCAGTTTCACCGCGCATTTTCGCGCGCTCACGGACCCGCAAAGCGAGGTGCGCGATCCGCTGACGCAGCTCGAACAGTGGGCCGTTCCGTCGTATCTCGCCGATCAGGGCGTGATCGCGGGCGCGCTGCAAAACGGCCTCAAGCAAAGCCCGCTCGAAACCATCTATCCGTCTGTCGCGCCGCAATTGCTCGCGATGAAATACGGCGATCAAACGATCCTGCCTATCGTCATCGAGAGCATGTCCAAGCCGATCACGGTCCCGCGTTCGCGCGATGGCGCGGTGCTCAATGTTGCCGTTCAGTTGACCGTTGCGACGCTCAACGCGATTGATCGGCGCGATATCGCGAGTTACTACAACACATGACCATCCTCTTTCAGCCTCTGCGCACCGCACGTCTCGACGTGCAATTGCGCGAACTCGCATTCGGCGACGAAGTCGCGCTATGCCTCACACCGGAAACGGCGCACGAGGCAACCATGACGGAATACCTGCGCCGCGCTATCGGGTCGGCGGGCGTGCCGACGGCCAATCACGTCGCGGACCCACGCGCGTGGACCGTGTCTGAGCGCCTGCTCGCGCTCGTG